TTTCAAAATGGCCCAATCAAAGAATCGGGTGTCAATGGGTGCCACAACGAGGATTTGATTGCAATTGTAATCGACAGGCTTCAGTGTTTTCAGGTCGGCGATTTTGCTTGCAGAGAAAACGCGATTGCTCTCACTAAGCTCGAAGAGGCTTTGCACTGGCTCAACCACAGAACTCAGGCTCGTATCAACCGTGGAGTCGAAGGAACTAATCAGAAATAAGATGGGAGCGCAGTACAATGGGAGTGCCCAGGTACATCGCCTAACATGCGCAGTGCGCCAGTCTCAAAGCAGGCTGGCGCACATGCGCAAGCGCGTTGTTCTTATCAGTGGCAAGGTGTGTGAGCCGTGCTATCTTGCCCTTGGCCCAAACGGCATATTTTTGTGAGAGCGTTGTCTTAAATTTATTAAAGAGAGATTGTCAATGAAAGTTAAAGTAGTAACAAAGTCAGGGCGTGAACATTATAGTGAAAATGAAATGATTATTGTGAGTAATCGTCTCAATCTAAAATTGGACGGAATAACACCTTCCAAGAAAAACGGAATGAGAATACTTACAAACCGTAAAACGGGAAGACCTTTTGTAAAATCATCCTCAAAGCATGGTGATTGGCATGATACAGCGTCTTATAGTATCAATAGTCAAATAGCAAATTATAGAAGTCAAATTGCCTTCCCAATAGAATGCTGTTCGATCAAAATGTCGTTCTCATACCCCGACAAAATACGCAGGGACACTATTAATTCTGCTGAATCAATACTCGACCTGCTTGTAGATTTAAAAGTGATTAAGGATGATAACTGGAAGGTTGTGAGAGAGCTGACGCTAATAGGTAGTCACGGGACGGCCGGTGCCGAAATAGAAATATTCATTAAGCATTACAAAGACTAACAGAAATGGACTTATGGAAATCGAGGTGTTCAACAAGGTCGTGGAAAGACGACTTGAAAAAGTGCGAGAGACTTTGATTAAGAAGGCTGCTGAGTATGCGGCAGGTGGCGACCGGTTGCATAACTTCAAGAAGGGAGTGCTCATGAATGGGAAGGCCATTACTCCTGCTCAACTCTTGAAGGGGTTTAAACTCAAGCACGACATATCTGTTGATGATATGATCGAAGGTCAAACCGAAGTAACACCTTACCTGATTGATGAAAAAATCGGGGATCAGGTTTGTTATGCTATTCTTCTTGAGGCAATCTTTTGGGAAGAAGTTGGTGGCCTTCCATCAGATAAGGCTTTGGAGACTCTTACTCCTTCAAGTGGTTCCAAAAAGAATTATAGGGATGTGGAGTATTCAATTCATAAGGAAATGAGGATGCCTAAGAAATAACCGATTGCGGGAAGGCAAAACCTTCCTGTGTCAGTCCTGAGCATGGTCAGGCCGCATAGCAGTTGCTACCGATACGAAAAGGCGGTGCCGGAATAGTAGCCGGCAATTTAACAACGAAAGGAATTATATGACAGATAGATTTTACAGAACAATGAGAGATGCAATTGTAAAAAATGAAAATATGGATATGCTACTCCTAACACTTGAGTTAGGGAAGGCAGATTTAGAGCGACATCACTCAAAGATAAAAAAGATAGTTGATGAAAGCATTGTTTTCGACATAAAAACTGACTTAAACAGCACAACCGTTATAGGTGCAATTAGACTTGGTCACGCCTGTGCAATAAACCGAGATGTTGTAATATTTAATCCCAATATTGTTGATAATTCAAAGGATTTAATAAAGGCTTATTTTGTTGATATGTTCTTGAATACTAAGCAAATGAACGATGGGTTGTTATGAGTGTATCAATACCGCTTGTTATAGAATCATAAGAGAAGGTTGTGGAAGAATGATAAAATCCTGTAAAGATTGCGGCAATGATTACACAGGGAAAAGCAACTCCCAGTATTGCCCTACCTGTAAAAAGAAACGAATATCCGAACGAGAACACCTTTTAAGGAGAGGGATAAAGAAGGAAAAACCTGTCGTTAAAGCAGAGCAAAAGCCGTCAAAGTTGGAAATAGACAGGAAGCGGAAGGCCACTGCTGCAATCATGGCAAGGTTTAATACATTATGACAAACTGTAACCTTTCAAGGGAAAAAGAAGAAGGAATCTTCTTGCAGATAATGAAGGTTATGTTAATAGCAAACCTTTATACAGAGGCATATCCATCTTCATTGTTCCTGAAATACATGATTGAATCAGGTGATGAAAATATTTACTTTGAAAATGGGAAGCTATATTGCGGAAAAGTGGAATTGAACTTGGACAGGTGATAAAAGAAACAGAGGATATCTATAACAGATACCCGAATGACTGCATTGAAAAGCAGAAGATCGAAAAACAATTAACCGAAATGAGAAAAAAGTGCTCGGGCAAAAAATAAAAGCATTGGACAAAGTCTTCTCTGAGTACATCAGGCTTCGGGATATCGGTAAGGGGTGCATTACCTGCGGTGCTGTATACCCTTGGAAGGAAATGGATTGTGGCCACTTTGTGCCACGGGCAAGCATGTCCACCCGTTGGGATGAAAAGAATTGTGCCTCTCAGTGTGTTCAGTGCAACAGGTTCTCAGCAGGAAAAGCAGATATCTTCGGGAGAAGGATTGATATTCGGCATGGATCGGGGACGGCAGCAAGCCTTTCAAAAAGAAAACATGAGATAATGAAATTTAGTGAATTTCAGTTGAATGACAAGATAAAAGAATTTCGGAGTAAGATTAATGACCTCAAACGAATTTAACAGGTTAATGCGCTTTCCTTCCCCGTTCCCACTGATAGGTGCTTATGAGATAATAAAACAACTCTCAGGTGGGAAGGGCGTGGTTACAATCTCTGTAAAGAAAGTAATGGATGCAGTGGCTCAACCTCAGCTGCAAGCAAACCTTTCAAAGTTGGATCAGCATGGGATAATCTGCATGATCCGTCCCAGGGATGGCGGTAAGTTCGGGGAAAATCTTATTATACATGATCTTCTAACGGATGAAGGAAAAGAAAAAGCGGAAAAAGTTCTCTCCGCTTGTGGGTTAACACTTTCAAACTACATGGGGACGGCCGTCAATGCTCGTCATCCATAATTTTCCTTCTTATTACATGGGTGCTATTACTTGAATCATTAAACCAATACTCGAAGTGGCCGAACCTTTCAAGAAACCCACGGGGGGCCATGTCGCAGTCTAAAATAGTGACCGTCCCGTAGTAATCCATTGCGGCCTGTTTCATCTCAGTTTGAATCTTCTCTGGGACGGCCATAATAAACCCTTTCACTCTGTATACATCTTCTGCTCAAGATCACTCTCATACCTGTCAAATACCGGTATTGGGTGATTGAACGGAAAACTTGAATCATTTGAATATACAAAGTTCCCGCCGAACATATAGACCCTTTCTTCATAGTCCAAGGGAGTGGCGATTTTCATAAATCCGTTATCCATGATTGTTACAAAGTGAATTCCATCCTCTTCGGTCTGCTGCGGGACGGCCTCACCAGTCAATAAAAGCTTGTCATACATTGAAGATAGTCCATGATTTGTACAATCAGGATATCCAGCTGGGCGGTACACAGTAACTCTCATGCCTTTCATTATATTCTCCGTTCTGCCCCCGAAGGGGCTGTTTTTTTGGTTAGTATTTCCGCACTCCGTACTCGTCACAAACTTTTCCCTCATAGTGCCCTAAAAGTGATTCACAGCCGATAACCTCATCATCAGTAAGGCTTTTCAGCGACTCGTAAAAATTTTCTGCGGAAAGAATGTTTATTTCTTTTCCGATATCTGAAAAAGAAACTTCATCGTCAATATACTCAACCCCGTTTGTTGTTGTGGCTATTGCTTTCATTTTCTCAACCCCTTTTAAAGTGTTTTTGCAAGTTTTTCAAAGTCAATCAAGGTAATACTGGGACGGCTCGCCGCTGCAAGCTTTTCAACAAATTCAGGAATAATACAACCGAATCTTTTAATAGAAAGTCTTTCATAAAAATTAATCCATGCCTTTGATCTGTACATTTTATTTCTCCATTCTTTTAAGGATAAACTCTGAAGTAGCCCAAATAACAGCAAAGAGTATAAACATAGGAATTAAGACAGCCATTTTATTTTCCTTGCCTTTCTTGGCGTTTCAATAGCCTGTAAATCCATCCTCAGATTTTGGATGATGGTTTTTTCATTACCTTCTGGCAATTCGCTTTCAAGCTGCCTGAGTTTTTCGATGATACTCATGATTCACCCCTTTGCATTGTAGTTGACTGAATATTTGACCATTGGTACATTTAGGAAAAAATTAAGATCGTCCAGGTAGTAAATTCTGCGGTCAAGGTTGTTGAATCCATCATCAGTATCAGGGTATTCGCTTATTGTAGTCCTGCCGTTTTCCCATTTTTCAGTGATTCTCAGCATGATGCCTCCCTTTCAATATTAGAAAGTCCGTCACAAAGTATTGAAAGAAACAATACTTCAGCCTTGTATTCTTCTTTGTTGACCGTCCCGTCCTTAACTTCTTTCAAAAGGTCGGAATGTGCTTTTTTAATGTAAGATACTGCCTGGTGATCTCCATTAATGGCTAAATTTGCCATTGATACCCAGTGTTGAAAAATTATTGTGTTCATAATTCGATCCTTTCAATAGTCCTTTGCGGGGACGGTCAAAATGCTTTTTTTGGTAGTGTTTTTGCTTTTGTTCTTACTTTTTCCATAACTTCAGCATAGTTATAACCTTTATTACCTATCCAAATAATTCCATCGCAAACAGTATACCCGTATACTGTTGTGAAATTTCCGCTGTTTTTGATTCGGCCTTCTACTGTCATGATGCAACCCTTTCTATTAAATAGCTTTTTTAATTAGTTTTACTCTTGCAATTTGATTATCACCGATATTTACTCCCCAATAGTTCCGGCCTTCCCATATAAACCAAAAATCAGTTCTCCATGCACCAAAATTATTTTTACTGCGTTTATAGTATTTTGCTTGTACTTTGAATGTTCCTGGCCAATTACAAAAAATAGGGCAATTTGATTCGGTCAAGTATCCTATTAGTTTTCCTGTAGTTCTGAGCTCGTTTTCATCCATTTTCCCGGCGCATGTATAGCATATTTTTTTATCTTCCATTATTGCGTATCCTGTAGATATTCCATCAGGTATACAATCTTTTCCGCATGTTGTGCAAGTTTCCATTTTTACAACCTTTCAAAAGAGTTTTAATTGTATTGTGTTTAAAGATTCTTTTTCGTTTTCAGAGAAAAAAGGTAAACCGTCGAAGTCGGGAAGGCCGCCCTTCCTAGCTGCTATCCTCTGCCGTATTTCTATAGCTTCAAGTGACTCAGATTCTCCGAATAGTGTATTTTGTTCTATTTTCATTTTGACCGCTCCCATTTTGCATATACTTCGCTCTCTGTATCCGGCTTCAGTTCTGCACTATAACCGGCTTTCTCTGCTTCTGAAATGTTTTTGAACGGGCCGCATGGTATAAACCATGCTTCCCCATAAAAGCGGTATCTAATACCCACAATGGGGCCGGCCGCACTCTCTACAAGTGATTTTCTAATTGCCTGCGATATTGTCATTTTATGCCGTCCTTTTTAAAATGATACTAAAACATCATAAGAATAGCAATAATCAACCGGTCCGCCTTCACAAAATTTGTTTGAAGTGCTGAAATAATCTTCAATATTCAGTTCACTTTTAAACATTCCGGTGCCCATTGCCTGCCGGTTGCGGAGTATTTTATATTCTCCGCTGTATGTGTCTCCGTTTATTCTGAATAGCATTTTGTTTTTTCCTTTCTATTATGCAAAAAGTGATAACTGAACCACATTAAATGAATTGATCTTTTTTTTTATCTTTTCAACTTCAGCGGGTTTTCTAATAACTACCAATAAAACACTAACTGAAGTGCCTTGATTTTTAAAAGCGTCTTCAAAAACTTCTGAATATTCAGCGCTTGCTAAAAACTTCTGTTGCCTTGGACCATTAGCACACAAGGCAACACAAACCCCACCAGGTTTAAGCATTGTTAAGGCGTGTTCAATGTGTTTTATGTCTATACCATTTTCAAATGGCGGGTTCATTACAACCTTTTCAAATAAACCCCCAAGCTCAAATACTGTTTTTTCCAAAAAATCACCAGAATTTACAATTTTCCCAAAATTAGAAGATAAAGCAGAGCAAAGGTGATAATTTTTTTCCACAAGTTCGATTTTGTCGGTCTTTTCAAGAATCTTTTTAACTAAAACACCAGTTCCGGCACTTGGCTCTAATACCCTTTCATTATTTTGTATATCTGCATGGTCAATCATAATATCAGCCAAAAAATCAGGGGTCGGGAATAGCTGAGGGGCCGACACTGTTTTTATACCGCTTTTTAAAACATCCTTTATCGCTGTTATATCCCCCTTAGTGTCGCTTTTTTCTTCCGCAACCCTGATAGATATTTCATGCTCACCCTTTACCCTGAATCCTGTTTCTGTTTCAATTAAAAGCCCTTTTTCCCTCATATCTCCTATTTCTTCTCTTTTTACAACCCCTTTGATTTTGTCGTGTGGTATGTTTTCGCTCATTATTCTTGTTCCATAAAAATTATGACGAATAGTCACAGTAACCTTATTTACTTTTAAAACAGTGCAATAATCATAAAAACGAGTCAAAACAGCGTCCCCAACTTCTACGCCTTCACTGGGAAGGCCGCCGCCCTCTGAGATTATAGCCTTTTCATAGTTTATTCGGTTTGTATAATGTTTAATCCATCTTTCATAAGTTGGGGTATATCTACTATACCTATATAAAGCCTCTTCCCTGAGCTGTTCAATACTAAAAGACGGGCAACCTTCCCACCTTTCACCATCTGGGAGTAATACATCATAGGCGGTATAATAATGGCCGTGTATTGATTTTGCGGAAGTATTGAAACCGTGAAAATTTGCATAATGTTTTGCAACTGCCGCCGGTGTTGCTGTCTCTCCGTTTTTCAGTTTTCTTTCTTTTGAAAAAAGAGTATCCCATATACCGAAAAGCGCCTGATCTTCTTTTTTATTTTTTTCTACCTTTCTCAACTCAGATTCAAGCTTTTTTATCCTTCTTGCTGTTACATCTTTACGGGCCTTGTAGTTTGCTGACTGTATTACACCTTTTGCGCGATATCCCCAATACTCTGAGGTTTCCCACCGATTAACAGCGTACTTCATGCCGCTTTCAATCTTCTGCGCTGCCTTCTCTGCTTTCCTCTGTGAGTGGTGCCCTATTAGAATGGGTTGACCAAGTGGTATATTATTAGAAATGGCCTTAACTGCGTCAACTGCTGCCGATGCTTCGGCTGCCCTTTTATCTTTGTAGTTCAAAAACCTTTCGGCTCTTTCTGCGGCTCTTTCTTCTGCCGTTGTTTCTTCTGCGTATATTTCCTCAACCAAGGACAAGCAAAAATCCTCTCTTGAAGGTGTCCACATAGGCGCGACAAGAATTTTTTGTTTTGGTGCCCATATAAACCCGGCTTCCCTTGCTGCCTTAAATGTGTCTTCAGGGATACGGTCGGAGCTGTATATTCTCAGCTTGTTATCTTCCGGCGAATATGTTGCAGTATACATTTTATACCCCTATTCTTTCTGTTTTTGTTTCTTCGTTTTCAATGTGCCCAAATACGCCCCAAGTGCTTTTTATTGTGTTGAAGTCGCTTGAGCTTTTGCGGGAAGGTCTAAAATCTTCAACCCCATTAAAGTAGTACCATTTATTTTTACCCTTGCTGAATTTCCAGTTATTGATTTTTAAAACTTCAATTAACATTCTCCAGTTATCGGCAGAAAAAACAACTTCCAGCCAGAGCCAGTTTCCAACAAGGTCCATTTTGAAAGAATATCCCTTTAGTGTAACAGTAACGGCTTCAAAACTTTTAAACGCTTCCCAGTCGTTTTCCGGGTTTCTGTCCCATTCAGGACAGTTTATATTTTTCAATACTTTTTCATACTCTGCTGTCATTTTGCAGAATTCTTCGTGATTGCCGCCCTTGTCAGGGTGCATCTTAACACACAAGCGGCGGTATTCGGTTCTCAATTCCTCTCGTGTCATTGCTATTTCAAAAAACATAATAAACCCCCGTCTTTAATTGTAAAAAAGTTCTTCAACGATAAAAAGCCCAAAACTAATAACCGGCAGTGCAGTGAGTGCGCCGGTCAAAATTATAACTGCGGTTTCGTACATTTTCAACTCCTTTATTCTCTGTATGCTAAACAATTATAATAAACATCATCAGATACGCCATTTATACGGCTTTCCATCAGGTCAATAAGGCTGTGAGCTTTCATGTGTCCAACCATTGACACGAGAGTGCTTGTGTGCTTTTCTTTGTTTTTAAGATCATGGGTGCAATCAACAACAAGTATAAAAATCTCCTCAGCGTTGTACTTGTCTGTTTTGCACTCATCATAAGATAAAAAGCAACCGTCCCAGAAATTTTCATTGTACACCATTTTAAGGCCTCCTTGTAAATTTGTTTCACTCTCAGATCTTTATATATATAAATATACACAAAAACAAACCGCCCCACCTCAATTATCTACTACTATTACATCAAACCGTAGACCAATATATTTTTGGTGTTGACTATGTAAGTATATATAAATCAATGGCTTATAATTGTGTTTCCTGGATGTAGACCAAAAAATAATATAAAACGGTCAACGGGTAAATAAAAAGAGTTATATTTAGTTGTGGGCAATATTACCCAAAACACTATTTAAAGGGGTTAAAATGGGACGGCAAAAAAAAGAAACATCAACAGATACACAAACACCAGCAGCAGTAACCAAAAAGAAAACAGTGCAAAGGAAAAAAGCCACTGCCAAAAATATTAAGAAAAAGGTAATTAAAAAAGCGACTGCAAATAGTCGGAAGGTAATAAACAAAACGACTGCAGTAAAACCGGATGAGATTGTAGCGGCTGAACAAAAGGGGGAAATAGTCAGATTCGGGACGGCCACAATCGGCGGCTCTATCTATACAGATAAAATAATCCCTGAGCGATATCTAAGCAGAGGATATACCATTAAATGGGTTGCCTCAGTAATCGAGCGGTATCTATTGGAGGATAAAACCCTCCTGGAGACGATTAAAGCCCCTGAAAATAGCGAAATAAGCCAAATACGGGAAGGCCAAGCTATTAACTCCCCAATAACACCACTAAATACAAAGGTAAATGATATAACAGCCCTTCAAACTTGGTACGAAATGGTGAATAATGTGGCGCAGGTTGGTTCTATTTGGCGACAATCCCAACAAATAAAAGCGGGCATAATTGCCGAGAACGCCCAGGAATACCTGAAATCGGGCATTTTTTCCCTCCCCCCTGAACTGTTTACAATTCAACAGGTTACAAGCGAAAACGGGGTTAAAGAACAGCACAAAGTGCTCACGGCAGCTGGTATAACCTACCTGAAAAGCCAATACGAAGCGGCCATGCTTCGAGCGCGGACAACTGAGCGGGGACACCTCAACGACAAGCGAAAAGAGACTATAAATAGTATCGTTATAAACCAAAATATCAAGGTCGATTTACGGGAATTGATGCAGAAGGATATATCAGAACTGGCCGAAGTGCAATTTTAAACCCTGAATACTTGTAAGTTGTTGATTTTTACCCCGCATTTTGTGGGGTTTTTTCATATTTAGACAGTTTATTTTTAAGCAGATGGAAAAAGTATCAGCACGGGAGTGTTTTTCATAACTCATTGATTTATATAGGTGGTTGTTTTCTATGGTGTTACTGCTTTTGGTTGAAATTGAACTGATAATTTTAAGCAGATTTGAATATATGAGAATGGGGACGGCCAGAGTGGAATACTGAATGTGATCATAAGGAAGCAATAAACCCCTGTTGTGCTGCATGGATGCGGTATAAGGCGGCACGAATATGGCTGTGGTGAGGTATTGAAGCGCATGGATTCGGTGCATTGGTGGGTTGCATTCGTCATAAGTCCACTTACAGGAGCTTGCACACTCTCCCCCGCTCAGAGAGCGGAATATAATATAATTATTCCTCATAACTCTTAGGATGTTAAATCTTAAAGAGAGGATACCCCCTCCCCCTATCCCAAGGGGTACTCCCCCCGTCTGACCCACTAAACTGTAAGTAAGTACCCCTATAATCTTCCTGGCCAAATTCCCCAAACATCAAAAACACCTACCAATACCCCATTTTTGGCACTCAACAAGTCCCCAAAGAGGGTAAAATGTTTACAAAATGTTACACGAACGATTTGTGCCATGATTTTTGGTAAAAGTTGACAGAATGTTGTAAAAAGGGGTGGTGTTTGTGTGATGAGGATGGTGGAAAGGTGTAAAAAATTTCGTTTACGGGGAGGGGTGGTTCTTTGCCCATTCCAGGAGTTCGTCTTTGGTGATTTCGTAGGAGCAGTGTTGTCCTGTGTCTTTTTTGGTATCGAGGACGAAGTTGAATTTGACTGAGTTTGAGTTAAACCAAATATTAGTGAGGCCATACATGATGGGTTTTTTGATAAAGGTGTTGCAGAAGGATTCCTCGTTACCGAAGACGATGTTTTCATAATATGTGGTGTCTGGGTAGGTATTGGGATCGGCAGCCTGTTTGTTACCGGATACCCATCCGTCCTTCCAGAGGTGCCCCTGTTTGCATGGAACATTCTCCTCCCCACAAAGTGCGACATCATCGAATGAGCATCTGCATTCATCTGGGATATAGAGACCTGGGAATCCTTTTTCTTTAAGGATGGATGTTTTAGAGGTGGTTATTTTCATGATTGGCCTTCCCGTGTTAGGTTGTTGTGAATATTTTGCACCACCCATTTTCTTTTACTTACATGGAGTTTTTGAAGTCCTTCAAGGATGTCGATGGCTTTTTCGTCCTTTGTGTTATTGAGGCAAAATAAAAGATCGTCATTGTCTACATTGCCATCATCGAGGATAATATGAAGGCATCCACCGGCTCTATTTTCTGGAAGTAGATACCACTCAAGGCATTTTTTAAGTAATTTCACAAGTGCCTTCCTTTGTTAGATTGAAACGCTGATATTTGAATCGACTTCCACATAGATAATTGGATAGTGTTTGTCGAGGTACCCGAATTGGTTAGGGGGGTATCCCTCCATTTTCTCGGTTAGCTCAAGTTCTTCTTTCTTCCCGAGGATAATAGCGCTTGGGGTTAGTCCTGCTTGAAGAATGGTGGATAGTTTTCTTTTGATTTCGGTTTGTATTGGGTTGGTGACGATCGGCCTTCCGTGTTGAGGGCAACTCTTGTCCACTTCCAAGGATTCTGTCAAGGATAGTAGCATTTGTGTCCCTGTGCCGGTGCGTGGCACTATTCCGTTCTCATCAACATTTTCCGTTTTTTCATGATTTGTCATTCTTCATCCTTTTTAAATAGTTTATGGATAATTTCTTCTTCAATTACTTTGCAAAGACCGAGTTGTAGGGGGCGATTTCCTATTCCTCCAGTGCACCACCCATCATTGGGAAGGTCTATGTCGTTTTGGGTGTAGTATCCATAAACGAGCCCTTCCCCTGTTTGACTGAATCTGTCCATGAGATGATCAAAAATATCCTTTGTAGGGATTGTGTTTAGGTATTCTTTCATTCTTCTATATCCAAATCTGGGCAGGTAAAAGTTTCTTTTTCTCTACATTCAAGGCAGATGTGGGTTTTTGTGTAAGCAAGTCCCCATCCATTAAGTTTGTTGACACTCCTCGTGTCTTCTTCTCTGCCACATTAGTCACATTCATAAGTTTTGTACATTGACATTATAATAATCCTTTCAGTTTTCCTGTTCTTCCGGTTTTTGATATTTCAACCATATTGCTTTATTAATGCTTGGTTGTTTTTTTTACAAGGTTATTCCATGACAAAACTGCTTCAATAAAAGTTGTTCCACCTGCTTTTTTTTCACACGAAATACATTTTAACACATAAAGATTGGTATCACGGTTAAAGCTGTAATCAGGAATAACCCCACAACATGGGTTTATATAAAAATCTTTGGCTTGTTTATTCCTTTTCTCCGCAAAAAACGGTTGCCCCCACTCTTTATAATCATCATCCATGCACTGAAATCTGTACCATGCTTTTGCAAGATACTTGTCAGATTCGCAAATGGCCCTCCCGATCATGGTATTTAAGGCTTTTGTCGGATAAAGGTAAAAATCATCATTTAATTCTACTATCGAAAGTTGCGCAATTCTTGTAATTGCTTTTTTTACTACATCGGATGATTGTTGGACGCATCCATATCCTTCTGCAAATTCTTCAGTATTGGGACGGTCATTGAGCTCTCCCATTATTACTCTTACAGCATGAATCTTAAACTCATGCTCTCCGCATTCTTTTACTGTTTTAAAAATCTCGCCGTCCTCAGACTGATACATTTTAATTTCTCTCATATTGGCTCCCATCCATTTGATAAAGGGTAATCCCGGATTTTTTCTGCATAGTAAGTTCTTTGTCTGCCGGTTGATTGTCTCCAATAAGTAAACAGTCTATCCATGCAATGAAAATCTGTGTAGTTTCCAAAAGGGCAATTGCTACATAATGGCTCGTTAGTTATGTCGCAAAACTCAGTATCGGCATGACACGCAAAACAAAGGTTGCTAATTTTTCCGTATTTCTCAATAACCTTCCCCCACTCGGGCCATTCGTGTTTATCGCAATCAGGGTTTTTTGCGAGCCAGTCCCACATCTTAATATGCAGGTCGTGATGAAATATTACTGTTTTCATTTCACCCTCGTATTCCAATGGTCAATAGCGTGCTCTCTTTTGAATTTTGTCATGTCTGCAATGGTGTCGTTTGATATTCCACAATCAGGGCAGTTTACGAATGTGTATCCAACACCTGAGCCTAAACTTGCATCGCCTCCACAGAAAGGGCAAGGTAGTAGCATGGATTCTTCCTGGAAGGCCACTTCCCCAAGTATCAATTCTCTTAATTGCTGAATAAACTCTTCTCCAAGAACAAAAATATAATCTTTTGCTGTAAAACTTGCAACAAGCACAATCCTTCCATCATCGAGTTTCTCTATTCTCATACCATTGCCTCCAAACTTTTGCAAGTATTACCTTGACTGTAATACTGGCACAATCCATCATGCAAAGCACTTCTTGAACCGAAACAACATTGCATATAATTACCGAAGCACCGGCAGACATACACCTGCACACATTGATTCACTTTGCAAACATGGTTGACACTTCCGAAAATAGTTCTCCCGCATTTGGTACACTTATGGCTTCCACCTCCGAGACGTATTTGTTCAGTCATTTAGCACACTCCCCATACACAGCTATTAATTTAACCATAAACCCATGCCAAGCATCGACCTTTTCTTCCTTTGTGACATTAAGGGATTCGGCCCAATCGTTAAACGCTTTTTCGATTTGTTCAATTTCCAGTTTCATTATTTCACCTCCTACACAGATATTTTAATATTTTTCTCACTCGCCAAAACCCTCCATAGTTCAACACCTCTTAGTCGCGGTGCTCCTTCTACCCATAAAGTTTTATTCTCATTAAACATAAAATCCCTTTCCATTTTTGCATAGGGGCAACCTCCACCATTAACCCACGCGGTTATACTTTCAACCCCGCAAAACTCTGCATCATGCCTCATAAGTTCAAGTGTTAAAATATCAGACAACCCGCTGAAATTAATCTTAAAAATAGATAGTATTGAGTATTTCGCATCCCGCAAGTCAGCACCCAGCAAGCGCGCACCCGACAAGTCCGCACCCAGCAAGTCCGCTTTTTCACCTCCATTATCTTCTAACCATAATTTATGGTTATCCAATATTTTTTTTATTTCTTCTCTTGTCATTTTCCCTCCTTAAAACAGATACACTTCCGGCAATCGTTTTTATCAACATAAACCGTAGCACTGAATTTTGTAAATGTCCGCACCCATGAGCACTCTGCCATTATTGGATTATAAAAAAGCTCTCTATCGCATATATTTTCAGAATACTTACAGCGTTTTATTTTTGGTTTCATTTCTAACCTCTTTGGACGCAAATAGTGTTTCATCAATTCTTTTTTGGAAGAAAAATTCCTTATTTGGATATCTCTCCACATAACTTCTAAAAATTTTTTCTGCAAGATATTGAGACGATTCACCAACTTGCAAATCAATATTGATAAATTCTTGTGACAATTCTTCCCTTAATACTGTTCGATATGTTACCTGTGTAATACTCATCGGTTCGCCTCCTTATAACTGCAATGGTGATATTCAACTGAAAACTTTGAATCTTTATCCCAAAGAGGACAATTCACGCCTTTGATAAATTTACAATCAAGGCAGATTTCAGGTTGAAATATAGGTGTTTGGTTCATTCCAGAACTGCCCCTTGTTAAGATTAATAACCGAATCAGGAATAACCCCCTTCGGTAGGTTTATGCAGTCTACTATACACCGAATTAGTTTTTCATTCTCATTTTGTAAACGCTCGATTTCCTTAAATGGCGCAATTTGTTTGTTGTTGGACATTTTTAACCGCTCTTTCTCCAAAATGTCAAGCCTGTATAACAGTATACAAACATCTTCAGGAGATATAATATACCCATCTCTTATAATATTATATCCGTTAACACACTTAATAAATTCATTTTTTATCATATTGCCTCAATGTTAAAATTTCCGACAACGCTCATATAGACGCAACTCTGCAATCTACCACCAACTACCGTGCTCTTTTTCATCCTCAACAATTTCTCCATAATATCTTAATGGCATCTCTGTTTTTGGTCTTCTCATTTGATTACAGTTGTTCTGATTTTTGTTATTATTTGAACAAGTGTTTCTACTTTTGTTTAAATAGTTACACCCATTGCATATATGATTACTCATTCCTCCACTCCCGCCGGTACCCATGTGATGCCGTCGGTTGACATTTCGTAATTATCGAGAATGTCTTGGAAATCGTTAGCATTTTTTATAGACGGGAAATCAATAGACCCGTCATCTTGTACACCGACTATTTTTGATACTGCTTTATTACTTTTACCCCTAAACCAAGCATTCACCGGAACCTCAAACACATCTTTGAACGGGCGGTATGTCTTTTTGGGGATGGGTTTGCAGTAGTTCCATCCACAATGTCCATGACATACTTTAGGTTTGCAAAGATAGATACCATTAGGATTTTTTCATATATACTTTCTTACTACCCAATCACCGGGAACCCCACTGTCACTCACCAACACCATGTCACCGTTTTTAAACTCACTCATTTACATTACCTCCTCCTCAATAATTTCTAAATCACATCGCTCATGTTTATCTGTCATCGCTTCTCTATATGCTTGGGCTGCCTCTCTTTTGGCGAAGACTCGCTTAAAATATTGAGAGTAGCCGATGTTTTGTACAACAACATATACTAACATAATACATCCTCCTTCTCTTGTATTAATATCTCTATCATTTTATCTCTTGCCTCTTCATATAATGAATCTGGAAGATCGTATAACGGTCTACCATGCCTTTCAATAATAACATCATCACACACAACACCTATAAAGGTGCAGGTGACTTCATAGTCAACACCTCCGATAAGTATATCACGGTAGTATTTCATTGAGCCTCACTTGTTATAGTAGTAATATACAACACATTCAATAATTATGCAACAATTTTCTAAAGTTTTTTTCTCGATAATCAGTATGAAGTAAAATAATCTCTATCCATTAGTGTGTACACAATCTATTTTAAGAAAAAAGGAGATTTATATGAATGTTCATGTTGTTCTAACCACCCATAAGCATAATGAAAATTATGAGGCGATGTATTATGTGTTTAAGCAAAGTGCTGAGAGATTCGGACTGAATGTGGTACGGCATGATATTCCAATTCGAGCTCATTACAACTCTCACTTATTTGATACGAATTTATCAAAACTTGAATATCAGGCAGAGATAGAAGAAACGGAGCCTTATATCCTATCTGATTGTGATGGGTTTTTTATGGGGGATGTAAGAAGGGTGTTTGAGAATGAATTTGATTTGTGTTTTACTGAAACAGGTATCCAGGGGAGGGCGCCTATTAATGCCGGAGTAGTATTTGTCCGTCCCAACGATAGGTCAAAGCAATTCCTTCGACAATGGGCCATCAGGGCAGCAGCGATCAGGGACGAAAAAGACTTTGTTAGAAGAATAGAAAAACACAAAGGTGTCTGTCAGGGCTCTTTGCAGGATGTTTTAAGCATGGGGATTGCGAATACTATTACCGTTCCATCGGTGGAATACAACGCCTCTCCAATCCACTGTCGAAATAGAATCCTTCCCGAAACAAAATTCATTCATCTCAACTCAAATAAACTCAGAGCATCGCTTTTTAATGATGACGAAATCAACAATTACTATATTGCTAAAGAGTTTTTTAAGTATAAGTCCATCCCGCTTCAGGGTGAAATCAAAAGATTCCAAGACCGGGTAGGCCATATCCCGAACTTCGATAAACCTAAAACATTCAACGAAAAACTCGGTTGGAAAAAGCACAACGACAGAAATCTATTAATCGTAACAACAAGCGATAAAGTTGCAGTCCGTGATTATGTTCGCGAAAAAGGTTTCGTCAACATACTTGCACCGATTCTTTATGTCGGAGACTCACCCACCTACGAGGATTTAAATTCAGGAATAATGAAGGCCAATAACGCTTCAGGAAGAAGCCTTATCCTTCGGCGTAGCGAAGCAATGCTCTCGATGAACAAGGCTAAATCGTGGCTCAAAAGGACTTACGGGAACAAGATGGGTGAGTGGCAGTATTCCTGTATTAAACCTCAAATTATCATCGAGGAATTACTTGGAAACAAACCACTTCCGTGCGTCAAGGCAATGTGCTTTCACGGGAAGGCCGAATACTTTTATTACATCGAATACGGAGCCTCTCTCCATCCTGACAATATTACAATGCTTGATAAAGATTGGGTTATGACCGATGCTGTTATGCAAGGTGCAGATAAAAAGCAAACTGAAAAGCCGGTTCAATTCGACAAGATAAATGAAATCTGCGAGAAACTATCTGCTGATTTTGATTTTGTCCGTGTTGATTTGATGTTGCACGGAGACGATATTTACTTTTCGGAATTAACCCATTTCCCCACTTGCGGGATGATGAAATATACTCCTGAAAGTTGGGATAGAAAACTCGGAGACCTCTGGAAAATATGACAACTCATAAATCAATACGGTATGATGTCGAATTGTACGAATACTTCAAAGCCGTCTCAAAGGAATCCAAGGTTCCACTTGATAGGCTTGTTAGGTTTGCAATGATTAACTATGTCAAGACACTAAAACAGCAATATCCAAAGGTTGAATATGATCGAAAGAGACCGAACGGTACGGTACAATAAATGTACCAATACCTATAAAGATTACCCTATAACATGGGATAATATTCAGCAGTTTCAGATATTCTTTTTAGAGGCTCAGTATAAACTTTCAGAAGCCGACCTCTGGGCGATGGAGTTTGATAAAGAGACTTTCGCAGACGGCCACAAAAGAAACTCCCGACTTGCTGAGATTCAGAATCATAGAAAGTTGGCAATCGAAGAAATCAAGGAGTCTTACCGGGTAGTATGGGCTCTCAGGTATCAGATTTACCAATTATACAAGCTCTCACCCGATTATAAAGCGGCAATTGACGAACAATGCAAAGACGATGTAGCATTATGGATTAATACTTTTGCATGGACATACGACCCTCGACTAACCAATATCGGAATACCGGCGAAACTTCCATTCGTACTATTTCCGGGTCAGGTAGAAACTATTCAGCGGGTAGAACACAACTACCAAAACAACAAACACATGATGATTGAAAAGTCCCGTGCAGAAGGTCTTACTGAAATGCTTTGTGCCTACGATGTTCACCACTTTTTATACCACAAGGGTTATAAAGCGGGGTGGGGGTCGAGAGTTAGAGACATGGTTGACAAGTCAAATTCTCAAGATACCATATTTGAGAAGATACGAAGAATCCTTTATGCTACCCCGCCGAATATGAGGCCAAAGGCTATGTATTCTGAGGGTAATAAATGGGATAACAATATGCGCATAGCAAATCCTGATAATGGTTCGTCTATAATCGGGGAAGGCGGTGATAATATTGGCCGTGGAGGAAGATCGTCTTTTTATAAGGTGGATGAAAAAGCATTCATCGATCACCAGGGACTCGCAGATCAAGCCCTCTCTCAGAATACCAATGTCCAACTCGACCTCTCTACTCCCAATGGACTGAACGAATTTTACCAAAAGCGGGAAGCCGGCAATGTGGATGTTATTACTGTTTGGTGGTGGATGAATCCCTCAAAAAATGCGCAATGGAGGGAGAGGAAGAGACCTGAGTATTCTGCATGGTACAGACTTCAGGAATTAAAGATTGGTGATGAAGCCATTATTGCAAGAGAAATAGACATTTCCTATAAGGCTTCGATATCGGGAACAATGATTTTACCCCAATGGGTTCAGGCAGCGGTAGATTTTAACCTTCCCGCATCAGGAGATTGTGTGGCAGGGTTCGACATTGCCGCAGGAGGTGTTGATAAATCAGTGTATGTCTCAGGCTTCGGGTCGGTAGTATCAAAAATCAAGCACCTTCCCCAAAAGACCCCGTTGGAAGCGACATGGGCCGCAGCGGACGAGGGTGAAAAAGATAGAATCAAGTGTTTGACTTATGACAAGAATACTCTTGGAGAAGATGTTCACCCGCTGTTGATGAATAGTGATAGAAAAGTGTCCTTCCGCATCGAGGGTGTTTATGGCCAATCCTCTGCAAGCGAGACATTTCTGGAAGAGGAAGGCATACGGGCTGTAGACAAGTTCAGAAATAGAAGAGCAGAATTATGGTGGAACATACGAAAGAGATTTGAAAAAACATTCCTTCATAAGAACAATATCAAATACTTCCCGGTAGAAGAAATGATATCTATTCCTTCCCATGTCGGGCTCATAGAAGAACTCTCAAACCCGTTAATGCTCCACAACGATCAGGGGAAAATAGGAATAGAATCCAAGAAGGCCATGAAAGCAAGGGGTATTCCTTCCCCGAACTATGCTGATGCACTTGCTTATATGTTTGCAAATTCAAAAAGCCACTATGTAGCGGATTCGTTCAATTATTGGTCTTCAGAAACTATTAGGAAGATAGAATTAAACCCGGGTGCGGCCGATGAAATATTGATTTCTCTGTTTTTGACTGATGCTAATGTCGTGATAATGCTGATTGAACAATTCCTTTACGCCTCTGAAAGCATAAACATTCTGAAGGAATTTACTTTTGAAAGAGTTTCTGTTGCAGATATCAAAAACTCAGTAACTTCGGTAGTAGGGAATTACACAAGGCCGAAGTATTGGATAGGGAATGAAAAGTTTTTTGAAGGACTCACAGACGGGAAGGCGACTTTGTGGTATGACTTTAAAAAAGCAGGTATGCCACTCAAACAAAATTTCAGGTCAGACAGAGCAAAATCTTTTCAACTCATGGACGACCTCTTTCACCGAAAGAAACTCCACATAGACGAAGAATGCCAAACACTTATTAACCAAGTTCGGAACTGGACTATAAAATCCGGCGAACCAAGGGATGACCTTTATTATGCCGAGACTCTTTTGCAGTCGATTCAGCTTCTCAAAAAGCACGGCCATATTAAAGAGCGAATTATTCCTGAGAAAAAAGGATATACCCGTTGACAAAATGTTACGAATAATATAATTTTATATCGTTGCATTGGTGCGACTCCTTTCGGGCCTCAGGTCACAATAGTGGCTTGGGGCTTTTCCGTATAAAAGCAATTTGTGTACACAATCAATGACTTACAATCATTAATATGGTTGGGTGTTACTTTGTTTTGTCGTATATTTATGACATGGGAAACTATATTGAACTCAGATGCCAAAATAAAACCCCGAGAAACCATGATCGCTGTGGTCACATTCTTGGTGGGATAGAATCCTCTTTCGTTGGCTCTGAGATACGATACTGCCCGTCGTGTAATGTGTTTTGGAAAGTTACAAAGGACGCCGACAGTCTTTCATTCGAGCGAGTAAAGGGGAGAATTAACATGGTTCCTGCCGAAAAAGATCACAGCGTAGTTGTAACAGGTGGTGTTGAATGATATTCCAAGTCACAAAGAAAAAGAAGTTACTTGCTCCGGAAGATGTCGCACTCGAAGTTTCGCTTTTCCAATCTGCCGATACTGCCAATAGAAAAGACCGCATTCGTGCTCAGAGAAATTACATCCTTTACGCTCCTACTGATGATTGGGAAACATGGGATTCTACAAGTGCTGAGGTTCTTCGCTCAGAGGGCCGTACCCCGAATTACTATAATTTCCTTCAGATGTATGTCGAGGGAAATGCAGGAAACTTTGTTCTAAACAAAGTTGACCCTGAGTTTGTTGACCGTGGCGATGACAATAAGCAGGTTCAAGATGCGCTATATGCCCTCAAGGGATCGTTTTACTCAGATAAAGAGCACTTCGATTACAGTGCAAACCACCTTTCTGCGGTTGTTAATGGGTGTATTGCAATAGGTTGTGAAGAAGTTAAGATTATTCGGACGATAAATGAACCTCGGGGAAGGATTGCATTCAAGTCCCTCCCGTCCATATCTGTTATCTTCGACCCAAACAACCTCACTGATAACATTGCCGGTGGTTCCCGTGATGCGTGGAAGAGATTTTATCTCACTCCCCGTCAGATGGTGGATTATTTTGAGGATTGCACCGATGATGTAAGAATGAGGCTGCGAGCATTGGCAAAAGACCGGCCTGAATACGAATCAAGGGGTACTGAATTTCCAATAGAAAAATACTGGGGAGGGCAATATGAGGTCGTGGAACACTACCACATCGAAAAAGAATACCGGCATATCGCTTTCGATAGCCGTAATATGGTACGCCTTCCAGATTCTCCTCATGAGTTTGGTTCTGAAGATGATTGGAATTTCAAAGACAACTGGGCCAAGGCTCAGGGATTTCTTCTCGATCCTAACGCTATACAGGAAATTAAAGTCCCATCGGAAGCTCTTTGGGTAACAACTTTCTGCCCCGACCTTGGGATTACTTTTGAGAATCGAAAAGATGAACGGCAGATAATCGACAGAGACGGGAAGGCCAAACTCCCATTTTTTACTTGGTCATACATTACCAAGAATGGAAAATGGACTTCGCTTGTAGACCTTGGAAAGAATCTTCAGAATGACATTAATCTCCGTGAGCAGCATAAGTCAAAGATGTTTACCAAGACTCCGATTGGTGGAAAGACTTACGCTCACCCGATGGCGTTTGGGGATAATGACCAAAAGAAACAGGAATTCATAAGAGATTTTACCGATCCCTCAATACCTGCTTTCTTCGATCAGGATGCCCCTCCCAATCTTCGCTTGATCTGGAACGAATCAGGTTCTCAGCTGAATCCTGCGATTATGATGGACGAAAACCAGAAAATGTCCATGATGGATCGAATACTCAGACTTCCACTTGCTATGCAGGGAGTTTCTAAATCGGGAGGGTCAGGTGTTCTGTTTGGCCGGCAGGTCATCGAAGGTAACATCATGCAGAAGGTTCCATCAACTACCCTTGAGCAATATCAGAACGAAAAGTATACCGCATGGCTGTCACTTGCCATTAATCTTTATGCCGGGAAAAACCGTCAAGAGAAAGAGTACAATTACAATCGTGAGTTTTTTCAGGGAAAAAATAAAATTGTCCTGAATGAATTTGTCGGTATTGATGAAAATGGTAATGACATTGTGAATAACGATCTTTCGGTTCTTACTAATGTCGATGTTATTATCAGTCAGTCCAAAGACAACGATTACATGAAACAAGCCAAGAGAGAAGTTGATATTGCTTACCTTCAAGCGATGATGCCTTCCCCGACCAATGCAGGTTTCAGAGCAATTGCTGAGGCTGATTTAGCCCTGAACATGGACGGCCTCACTCCTGAACAAGAGCGAGATGTTCTTGAGATGTCAAAACTCGTAGTTGAGATTTCCAAGAAGAGCCTTATGGTACAAAACATGGCTCTCGATCAACAGTTAAATCCTCAACCAATGCCTCAACCCGGTGTTCCGGGAATGCCTTCGATGCCACAACCTCAGGGTGGTGGTGCTCCTGTTCAATCCAATGACCCACGGGTAAATGACCCGAGGGCCGAATTATTAAAAGCATAGAAAGGGACTAACCATGTCTGAAAATGCAGAAAAATCAATCGAAGAAATGCTTGTGAGTAATGATCCAAGCGAGAGACAAGCTGCGCTTAATGCGCTGAATAATCCAATGGAAACTCCGGCCGTCCCAGAAGAGTCTGTTACTCCCGTAGGGGTTCCACTCGCAATTACCGAAAGTTCTACAGTAGAACAACCTCTCTCCCATGCAGAAGTCGAGAAGAAGATTAAGGTTCTATATCGTGGAATGGAAGTCGAAAAGGAAGACCCAGATGGATTTTTGGGACGGAAAAGTCTTGAAGGATTGAAACTCTCCAAGGCTCATGCCGATGAACACATTAAATATGTGGAAACAGAATATGAAAAAGCACAGAGAAAAATAGCAGAACTTCAAGCAGAGGTTGAACGGTCGAAGATGGCTCCTGCCGTCCCGGTACAACCTGTTGCTACTCAAACCGTTATTCCAACCTCAAAGCCTGTAAAACCAAAACTTGAAAACCCCGATCCTTCTTATTGGACAGCGGAAGAATCCGTTGCTATGAATAAGTATTGGGAAGACCTTGCGGGTTATGTGGATACCATTCAATCGAGCAACCCCCGTCTTCAGGAAATTGAAGACCGGATTTCAAAATATGATTCAAAACTCCAGTATATCGACCAACTTACTGAAAATACCAAAAAACAGGAAGTTGAATCGAAGTATTGGGGAGAAATAGATTCATTCAGGAATACCCATCCTGAATTTCGTAAAGCGTCTATTAACATCAAAGACCTCAACCATAAGGTCGATGACTGGGGACGGACACTTGCTATCGCAGCCGGGTATAACCCTCCTGCAAATTCTTCTTCTGAAGAAATCAATCGCTTTGAATCCACCAAAATTCAGGTGATGGATAAATACATGAAGGGGGATCAGTCGCTTCTTTCAACCGGTGTAACACCTCCCGATGGTTTCGATGAAGTGTTTAGAATTGCCGCTCTTGAGCGTGACAAGAATAAACTCATTTCTGACGGAATCCTTGGGAAGAACGCAACGCTCCATGAAGCATGGCTCTATAAACAAGATAGAACCGGTGCTTTTGATTCAACGATAAACAATCTTGAAGCGGATGCGAGGCGTAGAGGTGCGGAGTCGGTAATGAATGTGGCGAGACAGAAACAATCCGAAGAAGCGGTAACTCTGCCGGATGGAATTGGAAAGCCTGCAAGTTCTCTCGATGGGATTACTCCCGAACGAGCGAAAGCGGCACTTTCTGCTTCAGTCCACGAATTGCAGATGAACCCTGAACTTCGGGAAATCAAAAAACAACTTTTAAGCCTGTGAGGAAAATATGGCGACTGTAACTGCAATCGCAAAAATGACCAGTCTTGATACCAAGAACCTGGATGCTCTTATTCGTACCGCATGGTCGAAGGACATTGTATTTGAAGCTCTTAAACAGAGTGTTATGGCAAACATCCCTACTCTTACCGGTGCCATTGATCCCGGTAAATCCACCAAAACCGTCCCGGGTAAAATTATCCAGGATGTAACCCCTTCGGGCATGGACAAGTTCGCAAGAACTGTTGTGCTTGAAAGAATCTCTGCCCTCAAGGGTTCTGGTTATTTCGGTTCCAATGTTGATTCTATTCTCGGAAACGAAGAAGAGATCGGCATGAAGTATTTCAAAGCTTTTGCTGCTGACTGGGGACACGCTGTCCGTGGACAGAAGTACGGTTTCAATTACCGGGATCAGAAAGAAACTGAGATTTACGAGAAGGTTAAACCGCTTCTTGCTCAGTGGTACGGCGAACTTGACGACTATTTCATGCACTACGCTTACACCAAGAGTATATCCGTGAACCTTGAACAGCAGTCAGAGCTTGCTGTTACTTCTCACTTCAACAACAATATCTGCCTGATCGGTTCTACGACCGATGCTTTTTATTCAGCAGGTGACGGCACTTATGCCGATTACGACGAATACGAAGAGGCAATCTGTGCAGCTACTTATGCAAATACCACCGAGGGGAAACTTACTGTTTCCAAGCTCATGCGGATTGCTGATAAATGCGCCGATTCAAATATTTCTCCGGTTGAATGGGGTTCGTACAAGCTCTATGTTATGTATGTCCATCCCGAGGATTTCACTTACCTGATTGACCCTGCTGTTACCGGTTCTTTCGGTGCAAACTGGGTGGCTGCTGCTGCTCTTGGTGCTGGCGACCTTGATAAAGTAATCCCCGGTGCAGAGTTTGTTGTTGCTCAGACGCTTGTTGTTGTTCGTGACTGGAGAGCTGCTCGCTTTGCTGTTACATCTGCAACTGCCGGTGACTTCAAGTTCCTTAAACAGGGTAATGTCGATGATCGTAAAAACATCACCGGTGCGAAGATTTACAATGTTGCAATCGTTGTTGGTCAGAATGCTCTTGTTAAGTTTCACCCTGAACCTGCTCACTATGAGGATCAGGACGAGATGTACAAGAAATATGACAATGTGGGACTTCTTGGTGCCAGTGGGTACATGATCCCTTGTTGGCAGACTGATGCAAATGCAACTGATCCTGACGGTGTTGTACAGGAAGGCTCGATGCTTGTCCTGACCGCTGCGAACATTTTTGACACCACTACTTGATAGGTAAGTGGTAATTGCGGAGGGGGGTCGTATGGCCCTCCTCTTTAAACCCTAAACAAATTTTTTAAAGGGAGTGTTATTATGAACTCGAATCTTGTCTACATTACCGGTGGAAATAAGAAAATTGACTTTGAAGCAGTAGCAGAACTTGCGGGTATTAAGGTGATAAAGCTTCTTCACCCGAGAGCGTTTGTGAACGATCAGGTTTCAATGCGAGGGTTCCAAGGTGGAACAATGCAAGTTTCTGACCGGGGCGGAGTGAGCCTTTATAAGTTCGTGCCGTTTGTTAATAAAAGCGGAGAAGACACTTTTACTCCAAAGAATCTTTGGTTTGAAAAGGACGACAGAACAAACGAGAACCTTGCAGTGATCCCGGATACAAAGTACAACCGGAAAAAACTTGCAGGAATGTACGGAACAATTCATGCTCCGAGAATTAAAGACCCTGTTATTGACGCTGAAGTTAGGGCAATGGCAGAGAAGATTCAGAAGACTGTTGAAGTGAAAAAGACGAAGGAAGTTGAAGCTGCGAAAGCTCTTTCTGAGAACGAGTCACTTAAAAAGGCTCTTGAAAAAGCGAAGAAGGACAATGAGCGATTGATGAATCGTGGAACCATGCTTACAGCAGCGGTTTCGGATAATTCAAAACTTATAAATTTCATTCGCAAATCGGTTGAGAATGAAGTATTTTCTGAGAAGGCAAGTTTGATTGAAGAACTCAAGAAATCAGGCGAGGGATGGCAGTCTCAGGGGCAGTACAAAAAGATTGTTGATGAAATCGACAAGCGATGTATCGAAAAACTGAAAGACGAGGGAATAGATGAGTTGGAGTACAGGGCAAATTGTTGACATAGTTCACCAGGATATGCCGGAAGTCTCCCGAGACCGGGTACTTGAGTATGTATCCCGGTCTTACTTGAATCTTGTAAATCAAGATTGTTCTCAAATGGTCTATTTCGTTGATAATCCTGAGGAACCAATACCGGTTCTTCAGGTTGTGGAAGGCCAATCCCGATACCTTCTTAATAATACAACGCTTGCAACCACTCTTTTAGTGGATGGTGAGCCTGTTACCATAAGAAAAGCAAGAAGGCTTTTTACCGACAAGTATTATCCGGGGTATCAACCGTATTCCCCGATGGATTACCCTTCTTATATGCAGAATTGGCTCAATGAAAGAGTCTTTTATGAGATTCCTGCACAGATTGTCTCTCAAAGAGGTAATAATCCCGGTCAAGTATCTGTTTTCGGTGAATTTAACTCCGATATTTTTGTGGAATGCTACTGGACACCACAAAACCCGATGGATAACGAGAGTGCTTCACTGTTGATTGATACCGATAAGTGGCTCGATGCAATTATTGACGGAGCGGTCGGCCTTTATGAACAGTCGGCTTACGGGAAAAGTGAGCGACAAATGAAGTTTGAACAAGTCCACATGAAAAAATTCAAAGCCTACGGAAATTTAGATCAAGGCAGTCTTATGTCTAACCAATTTCCGACAAGGCTTGTATGAACCGCAGAAGGATTCGACCCCAATCAAGGCAGCAAAATCAAACCGCAGTTGAAAGAATGTACTCAGGGTCGGGACTTGGGCTTATTGCTGATATGGCAAGGGTTCCTAATGGTGGATTCGGAGAACTTTACAATGCGAGAGATTTTAAAACCGAAGTTCGGGGGCGGAGAGGGTCGTATCTTCATAGTGGTGTAGACTACGCAATCTTCCCTGATGAAATGGTTGGAACACTTCAGTCAATCCTTGAAACATCAGAATATGATTGGTTTGAGAATTGGAATCAGAAATTATTCATGATTTACTCTCACGCCGATGCAAGCGATAATCAGTTTCAAACAGCGAAAGATATTGTTTATGGAAGCGGGACGATTACTGCGTATGACATTTTTAAAATTGTTGAAGTTTCTGACGGGCAACCTGAGCCTACTCTTATCCCTCTGCCTATTTACATGGGGAATCTTATGGTTCCTCACATTCCTGAGTATCAGGGTGTTATAGGAGACCCTTTTGAAGTATGGGGCCCTCCTGATGGAGACGGGGTCTTCAGCAACAAAGTCTACCTCTACAACTGGCCACCACTTAATTCTGAGGTTTTAGGGTCGTACCTGAAACTCGGATATTCTTTTGAGGACGATGTTTTGTCTGAAGAGTTTTCTTCGATCAGGCTCTATATCCTTGATTACGGGGTGGTGGATGGTGGGGAAGGCGAGCAGTTTATTACGGTTCAAGAAGTAGCCGACCAAACAAGAACCTTCAAGGGCTCTTTTATGCAACCTATTATCCACACTTCTCACTTCCTTCAAGCATCGAAAAAAGTTGTAATCCTTGCTGGTGATAGACTTTATAATTCAAATTCACCCCTTGATGGATGGAGAGAAATAGACGGGATATTCGATACCTACGAACTGGAAACCGGTGAAACTTTTCACAAAAGACCCTTCGCAGGAGAATCACTATTCCATGAAATTAAAAACGATCTTTTACTGACCAATATAAACGGGCATTACCGAATTAGGTTCTCAGAAGATAATGTTCACTATTGGAAGATAAACGAACAAGCACCGGATAAACCTGCCGTGGCCGTCCCGGTTAAGGTGTGGGGATTCCGTGGTTCAAGCACTAACCCCGATGTCATAAGCGGTAGATACCAGGTTGTCGGATTTGAGGGATATAACGAGGGGTCGTATAATGATGATCCCTCTACAGGAAATAGAGCCGGTGAGACATACTACACCGGTGGACAAATACTTTAAGGAGAAATAAAAATGGCTTACCCTACCGAACTTCCATTATTTGCGTCAACGCTTACGCCTGCGCCGACAATACCTGAGACACTTCAAACCGCTGGTTATGTAGCAGGAGACCTTCCCGAGCACGATGATATCAACTACATTGGCCGGCAACTTACCGATATGGGTGAGGCGCTCAAGGGTGTCCCCGGGCTTCTCCCTGACTTCGCACATATCTCAGAGTCTGAATACGCTGCACTTGAAGACCCGAGGCCGATATACAATGACATTATTAATAGAAAAATGACTTTGTTCGGGGTGGCAATGTCTTCAAATTTTGCTGCACTTAATACAACTCAATGGTCAGAAGCCGACCAAAATGACCCTAAAAGCATTATTGACAGGAAAATCACCGCCTTTGGGGTGACAACGCCTATTACTTTTACCTACTTTGGCGCAGACCAATGGGCCGATGACCTTACAAACGACCAAAAAGAGAGTTTTAGCAACAGAATTAATAAGCATGTAAGTGCTTTTGGGGCAGCTGTCAATCCTGATTTCTCTGAAATAACATCAACGGCATGGGATGATCCGCTAATATTCACAAGTGATGCCAGGGGTGTTTTAAATAATATTCTAAATAAAAAAGTTACAGATTTTGGAACTACTGTTTCTGACTCGTTTTCTGAAATAACAGCAGACGGTTGGGATGATTTAACCGATGGCCAAAAAGAAAATATTAACAATATTATCAATAGAAAAATGTCTCAAACGATACAATCAAATTCATCACCACAAATTGTTGATGCCCGCATATCATTCGACTCAGGCACCAGTTACACTGTTATTGTAAACCCAGGTCTTATAACATTGCGTGACTCGTCTCTTGGTGATTATAATTTTAGTAATTGCATAACAGCGATGACGGCACTATCTAATGTTGAGCTTATGACACCATCTGGGTATACACTGTTTGACTCGTCTTCACTCGATGGTGGCTGCGTGTCTGGCATTCCTGTGGTAAGTAACCACCCTACTATAAGCGTATTTGCCGTAAAGTCTGAGGGAATTGCCTTGAAATACATCGCAGACCACAACGATTCAGGAGTAAATGCTGCTCAAACATATAGGTCTGTTATGGGTGTTGATGTTGGTGCCACGGTTTATGTAAGAAGGTTAATATCAACACTTGTGGTAAACACAAACCCTTCTGACGAACCGGTAGCGGCATACGGCCTTCTTATAATGACTGCAAGTGGTGATTATGTTTCTTACAACACAATGAAAAACAACGCCGTAAGAACAACTGCAATTACAGATAGTGAGCTGTTTTTCTCATATTTTAATAGTGTTTATTCTTCAACACTTGCGAGTGGAACTACTTACTCGATAGAAAATAAAATACCTGTAGCGGGAACCAAATTAAAGTATAGTGTTGACTTGTCATCCTTGGATATTGCAGCTGCATCTGGTATATTTAGGGCTACATTTTGGTCTGGTGCTGACAACTATCCATTTGTCACAGGGGTAGCAGAGCAGCTTGGTGGAACAGTTCTTAGTATTAGCACTAATGCCACTGAAATCACCATGCAGATATCAAGCGGTGCTCTTGAAAATTACATAGCATTTACCCCCAAAGGCCACTACGATTCAAGGAAAGATTAAATGCCAAGATACCGATACATATACACAATGAGCCGGTTGGTTGGTGGTAAAAACACCGACCAAAGAACGGAAGCTTCCAAGGGTCAAATTCTCCTGCAAGAATCGTCTCCGGTGTTTGTATCGGGAGATGAAATAGACTATGCAGAACAGTATCCGTTGGCTCCGATAGGAGAAGAAAGATATGATGGAGAAACATTAATACATACGACTACTTGTCAGATAACACTGGCCGTCCCCAAAGACCTCTCTGCAAGAATCACAGGCCACCATTGGACTCACTTCTCTCTTTATAGAACAGAAGACCTCGACGACCCTCTTACCGACCTTGCGAATGCTACCGAGACCTACATTTGGGTGAAGGATGTTCCGATTGCACGACCTGTGTTTGTTACTCGACTTGGTGCTACACCTGGGGTTCTTACCGTAGATGCAGACCAATCACCTCTTCAGGCAAGCGATATTGGGTCAATAATAAATATTGATGGTGATCTTTTCATTATCCAAAAGGTAATCAGCACTTCAGAGGGATTTGTTACTGATGAAAACGGAGCGGTAGTAAGCACCTCTAAATCTAATGTGTGGGGTGTTATTGGTGGGGATTACCTTCAATTTATAAGTTTATCAAAGCCAACAGGCTCCGATGTTTCTCTTTATGTGAAGAGCGGGGTATATTCTGATGAAAGTATTATTGGCAAACAACTTGTTTTCCCTGATGGCAAAATAGGGATTGTAAGATACATTGAAGTTGTAGGTGGTAATACCATTTTTGGAGTGTGCGACCTTAATGGAATCACCGCTACAAGTGGTGCTCCTTTTGCAGCAATAACAGGGTCTGGCCGTACCGTATCTGACGATGCCTCAGATGAAATAATCCGAGCACGAAAAGAATCGGGCGAACCACTTTACTTCCTGCAAACGAGATTTTTCAAGGAACTGCCAAGTGGAAAACTTGGGGCAGTATCGGGAGGGGCATACTTTGTAGCAAGATACCGTGACAGCGAATACTACTATTCACAACTTGCGAATATCTTCAGGGCAGGATACTACCATCCCGCATTTCAGTACAACCAAAAACCGGTAGGATCAATAACACGACTTGCCCCTTATCAGGAATCTGTTTGTGTCTTCGGAAAGAACTTCACTTACTATTTGGATACAACGGTAGTCATCAACTCAGGTGAACCTCGGGTAGGAGAGTTTATTGCAACTTACGGCGATCCAAGACTTCTTTCTGATAATATAGGGGTGGTTGCGGAGGGCAGTTGTGCTAAACTTGGAAACGGTTCAGAAATGATATTTACCGGAGAACCGGCAGTAAGAATGTTCAACGGTTCTCAGTATTCAGATAATTACGCAGATGGGACTATTCAAAACAGTAAACTCGCCCCTATGTTCTTTAAGAATATTATGAATTGGGACTCTTTGAATGGGTTGAAAATGTGGGGTAGTGTGTCAGTTCCGGGACGAGCATCACTTAGCGTCCTTCCAGTACCAGAGATAATCGGGGACATTATTGAAACCGGTGACAACGAATTTGTCATCATCGAATCAGGAAATCAAACCTCAAACATAATCGAGGATGGAGTATGAGTGATTTATATCGTGATGTAATAAGAGTTCGGGCAACCGATTCGTTTATAAAGAGCGGTGGAATAAAAGACGGGATGTTCGCCTTCGGGAGAACTTCCGAAAAAATAATAGTCCGTGATGATAATGGAAGCCCGACCCCTGTTTATTACGAGATAGGTGGTGGGGATAGTTTTTGGGAAGAGTCAGGTACAAAACTCACGCCTTCAGGCTCTCAGGATGGGGTGTTATTGTCTGCTTTTTCGACATATAATATAGGTGGGCCAACAGGCGTAAACAATAATTACTACTCAATACTCAGTATGTCAAACCTTACTATAGAAAGAGAGCATTCTTACTTTGGTCAGAAAATGTATATTGGACTATCTGTTTGGGGAGGTACAATAAATGCAAATGGAACTGATCTTGGTGGTAACAATATTGCAATAGCATCAAAAACAGGTGCAACATATTTTATTAAAGATTTTGAGAATGCTACAAATGAGTTTGCAAAAATAACAGAAGGTGTGAATGGTGGATATTATTATGGATATACGAATACTGTAGGTGCAGAATATTCATACCACAATACTAAACAATTCCAAGTAGTAAAATTTGAAGACGGAACATTGGATATCGAAAAAACTGCAACTTTTTCAATTGAAACAGGTGTTGATATTCCACTTGGGACTACATATAAAATAGGCGGTGTACCAATAAGCACAGGTGCATCAACATTCCTCGACCTAACAGATACACCTTCGGCATACACTGGGCAGGCCGGACAATTTGTACGAGTGAGCAGCGGTGAGGACGCTCTTGAGTTCGGGTATCCGGTATACAATTCACTAACCGACCGCCCTTCCACTATCACCCTTGAGCCTACCGGCTTCGAGTCTCCCGAAGATGTGGTAATGACAGGTGATCTTGTCGCTCACACTATTACGCTTTCTGGTTCCGGTTCTCTCGCTTATGTCAACAATGTACCGACTTCTATTGACGGCAGAACGACTCCTTGGACATCACCAGAACACGCAGGAGTATATCCGGGGTCGAGACAGATTTTTCTTCAGAGCGATGGCGTGACTACTGAATGGTCTGTCGATTCTTTTGATTATAAAAAAGTACAGATAGCTATCGGCATTTTAAACAGAACTACCGGAGCGGTAGAGTTTTATCAGAGAGAAATTCATGGTTTTATCGGATGGGAGAACCATAAGAATCAGCATTTAGGTATAGGCACACAGCATATATCTGGCGGTGATGAATCGACAATTGTATTAAATTCTACAACGGAGGCAAACCGTAGACCTACAGTATCCGCATCAAGCTGCTTAGACGAAGACAATCCTTTTCCTGCTCCGACTGTAGCAGGTAGTTATACAATAATGAACATCGGTGCAGATGGTGCGCAATGGTCAACTGGTAACGCTGATATTATTCCTCTACTTTCAAACAGACCTTACTGGAATAATGGCATAGTACAAACCTTACTTGATACCACCAGATTTACCGTTGTGTACGAGCTTGAGAATCCGGGACTATTAGTACACGGTAGAATTTTCGTACAAGGTCAAGCACAATATAATACTATAACGGATGCAAGAAATGCACAACCTGCATCGCTTAATCTTGATGGTTTCAACGCATCAGAATTAGTATTTGTGCGTAAGTATATTATTAAATACACAAGTGCGAACTGGATTGTAGCAGATAAAATAACTATACTCGGCACAAAGGTTTCACAGATTAGTTTTCCAAGTGGGTCATATCTTTCGCAAGTGTCAGTTGACGGAACGACAATAACCGGCAATGGTGCTGATATTGCGTTGAGTGTCGGGGTTGATTATCAGAGTAAGTGGACACAATCAGGCGGCAATCTTTACCCCACCGCAAACCCAGCAACCCTTTACCTCCCAGATTACGATACAGGTTTTCAGATAGGGGCAAACCCAAGAAGGTTTTCGCTTTATTACATCGACGATACAAGCGGATGGACACTTGATTTTAATACTAATGGTTTAGGGTCTGCGATATATGCCCCGAATTCATTAGACACAAATTTTGAGTTTACACACGGAATAAACATTCCCACCGGTCAAACATACAAAATCAATGGTGTAGCGTTATCCGCCGCAAATGTCGGGGCGGAGGCGGCACTTGGAAATCCAGCTACAAGTGGTTTTATTCTGTCAAGCACTACGGCGGGGGTTCGCTCTTGGATTGACCCGTTGTGGACAAGTGCTACTAATGGAATGACTACAAGCAAAACAGGTATATCGATAAACGGGGCAACGCTTGCGGCTAATAATAGTTTTTACAGTCGTATTGCCGCAAACGCAAACCTTTTAGAGCTTGAATGTTTTTCAACAACTGCGGCACATTCTGCGCAAATAATGGCAAAGAAAAACAGAAACAATACTTTAGGGTCGAACGGGAATACTGTAGCGACGGATATTCTTTTCGATTTTCAGGGCTATGGTATGTACTCAAACACTTATCGGCTTGGGGGGCAAATGACTTTTAGTCAGACTGCTGACGGGTATACATATATCCCATCACGGTTTGATTTAAAGCTTGGGTACGGGACACCTCCGTCAACCGGTTACGGGATAAGAACAGCATTATCTGTTTACAATTCGGGACTTTTGGAGATACCGGAAATATTATCATCGGCTCCCACAGTAACGGCATCATATACCGGCATCTACGCCGACACCTCCGGCAACCTGTGGAGCCTCGGAACTGCGGGGACTCGGCTGTTGAATGCTTGGGATGATGCCGGAAGTGTCATATTGTCAAGGAGCTTTACTGTTAGTACAATATATTCACCTACCACAGCAGTAATCAGAGGCATAGCTGCATACAACACAAACACAAGCGCAAACGATAATATGTTTGCGTCGATTGGCTTATCGGTAACAGGTTCAGCATTATCGACAGCTTTTGCAAATATCGTTGCAATACGACCAGACCACGAATTATCAAGTACTGATTTAGCTATACAACTGCGAAAGACAGGTACTACCATCTTTGAGCATTGCAGGTTTAAAAGTGAAGGCTCATTGCAGATCAACAACGGCACCGCATCGGCAGTATCCGATGGGGCGAAACTATTCGCGAAGGATATTGACAGTAAATCGTTTTTACACACAGAGGGCGAAGATGGCTTAGAGAATCCTATTTGTGCTACTGGGCAAGTGACAATGACTGTTGGCGGAAGAACGACAAACACAACTACGCTTGTGAAATATCAGATTACCGGTAGAATTGTGACACTTTCCATTGAAGAGTCAACAGGTACAGCTTCTGGGGTTACTTTAACCTTAAGCACACTCCCTGTACACCTTAGGCCTGCATCGAATACGCAGGTTGATAATGTTCAAGTTATTTCAGCAGGTATAACATGTTCAGGGGCTTGTACTATCGGCACGGACGGTGTTATAACATTTTCAAGAAAATTAGTTAGCGGGTTACTTATTAGCTATTCGTCGGGTGCCGCTGATACAGGTTTAAAGGGTTTTACAAGACAGAGTTTTATTTATCAATTATAAAAGGAGAATGACAAAATGTTAAAAGTAACAGGACGCAAACAAATCAAAACAATCAACGGAACAGAATACATCGAAGTTCCGGACTGCACCTTCGCACTGTATAGAATCGACTTGACAGGTGACAAGCTCGCACTTCGTGAAGGACAGATAAGGATTTGTAGCAACGCTATCACCCACGAAGGTGAGCTAATAGAGGACGGGGTGTTTTACTGCGATGTCAAAGACCTTGATGATACGGTAGTGCTTTTTGGTGCAGTCACAATTAAGGATGTCAAGGATGGGATAGGGGCTATTGCACAGATAGTAAGGGAGCGGAAAACAGATGCCGGAAATATTACTGAATAGTTCGGTATCATTAATCACAAAACTAATTGATAAAGGGGAGTTCTCCCTTGTTATTTTTTCGCTCTGCATTGTAATAGGGATACTGTTTTACTCTCTCTACCATGCTCTTGATTTTAAAGTACTTTCAAAGCAAATGACCGTTTACCGTGATCGCATGAAACCTGTTATAGAATCGGCTAAAACTGACTATGCCTATGCGCTGCAAACAGAGATGCATGAGGGTAGGGTACACATTGACAGTTCGCAATTCGGGAATATCCTTGCCCGCCATGCTGATTTGATTGATGCGTGTTTCCTAAAAGCTGAAAGGTATATGCGTGATCGTCTATATGAAAACCACATCGCTCGACCAAGTTCTGATAATTGCCCGAATGAACGGTGCAAAGCTTGCACGGAGCCTAAATGCCGTTCATGGCGTGAGTTCTGCGAAGGTACTTACGATGCACATATCGGTATAATATGGGGGGAGTATCGAAACAGATATTCTGTGCGGTTTTTCCCATTGTCAATTTTTGAGCGGGAAAAGAAGTTTCATGAAAAAATTCCAGCACATTACATTGAGTGGTGTCAATTGTTATCCGTACTTGGAAGAATTTCAAAAAACAGATGGGGGTTGAAATGAGTAAATATGAGTACTCTCCGGCGTTGCTTGATGCGGTTGAATATTGTGAACTTGTGGATTTGTTTGATGAAGGAAAAGATGTCCCTCCCAACAATCCAATATATCGCAAAAACCCTTTGCGTGACTTCTACCCACTAAAAAGAGACTATGATATCTGCATAGTCTCAAACGAACCCACCCGACTTGTGGTTGTTTTCCAAGGGTCAAAGCAATTGCCTGACTGGATTAACAATCTTGATGGCATTAAAAAGGTTGGAGATATGCACCAAGGTTGGTATGAGACTTTCACAAAATTCAAGGATGAAATTTTGAAGATTGTTTCTGCGGAAGGGCATAATAAGAGGGTTCAATTTTTCGGTCATTCACGGGGAGGAGCCTTGGCTATTATCGGTGCATACACCGTGGCTCAAATACTCGGTATTCCATGCGGATGTTTAACTTTTGGGGCACCAATGGTAGGTGGTAGGATATTCCGGGATAAATTTAGAATGCTACCTATAAATTCGACAAGGTGTGTTATAAATCGTGACCCCGTTCCTAAAATGCCTCCGAAGGCACTTGGGTATAAAAACGAGTCATTTATTAAGGATTTAAATAATAAGGCGTGGTATCTTTTGCCACTCCCAGGTGTGGGTGCTCGTGCTCATGTCGATTATTATTCCAATGTCAGAAAATGGTCGTAAAGAATATTGTTGGCATAGTTGATAGAAAAGAGTTATTTTAATAACTGGAAAACCTTACAATTTTTTAAAAGGAGATTTTATGAATGGTGGAACAGCAAGTCCGAGTGATGCAGCGTTACATGTGTGTGAAATTGTGACTTCAATGGCGAAGTCTATTAATAACATGAACCACATCATCTCAAAGTATGTTGAGAAATATGGATACTTGGAGGGTGTTTTGAATCCTCCGCAACAGGCCGTCCCTCCCCAGGGTGGTGAGATCGGCGCAAACGAAGGGTCTTAATGGACTTTATTTACAGCAGGGGTGTCGCTCCGGTAACAATACAGTTCGAGGATGAATCCGAGGCTGTGTTTATGGATTTCGGGGACGGCACATCTGCTACTGTCATGTCAGGAAAGCACGAATACAAGTATCCAGGTGAGTACATTCTATCCTTCTCTGGTGAAGCACATAAAATAATTGTAGATGACACGGACATTCTGAATAACGGCCTTGGTAATAATGAAAACCGAAGGTCGTATCAGTATGGGAATAGCACCGAACAAGGGTATGGGTGGAGCGAGAACGGGGATACGGGGTTTGTTGTACCGGATAACTACGGGTCAGTCATCCCTCTTTATGATAATGATGATAATTTTCAAATGGTTATTTATGATTCAGCAACAGGCCTTCCTTACACAGATAATCCCCGAAAAGCCTGCTTAAACTCAAAGATTCTCGATTCATGGCTTGATAAGGCCGATCCGTTCAAGGCTGAAGGATATGCAATCCGAACACGGGTGAGACTTCCTGAATTTACCACTTCCCACGAATCCTATCAACAACAAATGAGCGACCTTTCCCTTTTCTTCAGTCCGATTTACAAAGAACGGCAGGGGACAACAGGGTATACTGAGGAAGGTCTACGGGAGAACTCAGTAATAGACATAGAATTATATGCCGATGATAAAATCAACTCCAAAGCAAAGTCTGTAGATATTCCAATGGATGTCGAACTGTTTTTCGACAGAGATGTAAGAGGGAACCCACTACAAGTTGCTTTTGAGACTTCCGATTCTCAGTATAGGTTTATTAAATCAGAGGCGTTTCTTGAAAGATATGATAAGGCAAAGTTCCCATTTAAAAACGGAATGAGTGATGTCGATTTTCAGAAGGAACTTGGAAATGCCTTGTTTAGGCTTTCAAGGAGAATTGGGGTAGATGTGATTACCGGGGAAGGCCTTCCCGTAACTCGATCAACTGGTCTTGGCCCTGACGGAAAAACATCTCTATGGCAACTCTCCGACACAATAACTCTCCAAGAAGGGTTTGTTGTTGTTGTTTCAAACCAAGACGATGTAATCCTTGACGAAGGAACCCCGGTTGAATTAACCGTTCTTCCGGTAGGATCATTCTTTCTATCTTACGGAGCAATTGCAGAAGGCAACACGGTAGCAGAAGGCTCTAACAGAGTATTCGATTTAAGGGTTTTTTCTGCTCCAATTTCAGTTAGTGCTATAAATTACTTTATTTCAGATATTACGGAAAACTTCGGAAACAATACTTGCGGGAGACTATGAACACACTCGAAAAAATCCAAATGGATGACAAGAGGGTTCAAGACCTTCTGAATAGAAATTTCACTAATATATGGAATGAGATTCAAGCATTGAAAAAACTTAACAGTATAGAACTGCTTTCTTTCGACAAAGATTCTATAACATTGAGAATCGGCAAAAGCAGTAGAAAGGTTTCAACACTATGAGGTATTGGGAAAAACTCGCACAACTGAAAAGCAAGCCAAGTGAAGAGGATAAAATTGCCTCAGTATTGGGTGTTTATACAGGAAAAGGTGCAGATGGGATACTTCAACCTGATAAACCGGCAATGATCGACTATTCTACGGGAAGGCCGTCTATTGTCCATGAAGGAGAGACAGTTCAAGACACCCCACTTGGAAGATATGTTACTCCTGCCAAGGCCGTCCCGCTTAATACTGAAACCGAACAAATGCAAGCAATGCAGGCAGAAAAATCACTTGGCCTTCCCGGGTATCAAACCGGCGGTTACATCCAAGGCTACCAAACCGGTGGATATATGCAACCCCAAACACTGAACCCGAATCAGCAGACTCAGTTTGCACCACCTCCGCAGGTCAACAGAAACGACCCGTCTCCTTTTCAGCAGCAACCGACAAACCTCATTCAATTTCCTGGTACAAGTCAGCAGAACCAAAAGACGATCTCTGATAGCATGAATATTCTCAAGGGAGTAGCTTCAGGGCAGAACTCAGTCTACGATATGCAAGCGAATCAAGCCCTTGGCCGTCTCGGGGCTTCACAGGCCGCAGGAAAAGCCGCTCAACAGCAGGAAATCGCACAAACCGGTCAATCAGACCAAGTTGCGGGGGTTCTCGGTGCGAATCTTAATCGCCAAAATGCACTTCAACAGGGTCAAGTTGCACAGGATATTGCAACCACCGAAGCAGCGGCTCAGGTTGCAGCGGGGAAGGACTTGATTACAACGACACTCGGTCTTGATAAGATTGATTACGACCGACAGATGGAAGCGGATAGACTTGTAAGAGAGCAAGAAAAACTTGATTACGAAAGAAAGAATCAAGACTATCTCAAAACTCAAGGCCAGATAAGTGAGCTTCTTTCTCTTGGCGGTGATGAAAACATCGGAAAAGCGACAGAACTTGCTTCAGGTCTTTATGGGTTTGGAGTGGATTATTCAAAAGCTGCCCTTCCCGATATTCAAGCGAGCATTGGAAATATCGAAACTTGGATGACCAACTTCGGGGCGGACGCTTCCCCTGAAATGCAACAGCTCATGGGTAAGAAATACTTTGAATTGTGGAACCAAAGCAGTGCAATCCAAGGACTTGAATTTACCCCTGAAGAGCGGGAAACAATTCTAAACGGACTTGTAAGTGGAGACACAGAAGCGGCTTCAAGTGGTCTTAAGCTTGGGGCATCGGTAATGGATTGGTGGGATAACGGGGACGGCTCACCGTTGAAACTCATGCTCTCAGGACAAGCTAAATCGTACCAGGATGTTCTTATGAATCCGAATGCTTCAGCACAACAGAAGGAACAGGCAAGCCTTGCGCTTGGTGAAATAGTCGGAGCTGCTTATTATGCCGCAAACGGGTATTCAGACTACCTCACAGATGCTCAACGGTCAATGCTTGACAATGCAGGTCTTGGGATAGTATCGGGAACTCAGATGATTAACAAGGCCAAAGAAGAAGAGACAAAATTCCTTGTTGATAGCTACCTTGCAGGAACTAACACTGATTGGGCAGCAGCTTACTCACAGCCTGAAGTTTGGAATAAAGTGAAAAATGTCCTTAGAAATGTAAACCCGGATGCTACCACATGGCAAACACAATCGGGTAAGGTTGGGTCAAGAATGGTTCAGGTTATAGATACTTTTGAAGGCATAGACAACAACGCTGTTGTTAATATTGGAGGAAAGCCGTTTAAGTTGACGGCAAAGGGTTATGATGATTATGGTAAAGATTATGCAACTTATACTTTTCAAGATGTTGCTACAGGCAATACAATAAATATCAATACAAAAGAGCTTCTTGGAAAAGGAGAGAATGGTATAGTCGGAAGATTTAAAGACTTTATTGGCGTTAAAACTGGTGAAGGCTCCACATTCCGAGATAATCTTGCAGGTGTTATTGGTAGTGCTTCTACAATGGGGATACTCACAGACACCTTAAATAATAACAACATTTCAAACCAAGTAAACTGGAGCTAAGGAGATAAATATGGCAGAGGCAGATGCAGATAAAGACGCACAAAGCAGTGGGTCATCAGGTGCCGGTATACTATCAGCATTCACCGACCTTGGAGACAAGCTCCATAAAAACTTTCAACAAACTCTAAACTCAAGAAGAGAGTATGATTTTGGTATTCAAGATCGTGCGGAACAAAGAGAACAGACACTTTTCAATAGGATCATGCAGAATCAGGCTGAAATCACACGAAAAAGAGAGACTGCCTTTAATCAAGGAATGACTACTCGGCAAATGGCAGATTCTGAAAAAAACAACGCTCTCAAAAGAAGGGCAGAGGAATACGCTTTAAGGAAAAGTATTGAAAATGATGATGACCGGGAAGGCATAGCCAAGAATTTCATGATTGGAATGATGTCTTCAGTTAATTCACTCGGAGGTAAAAGAGCATGAGTTACGCAAGCGCAAACAAATACGGCATTGAAATTATAACTAACGCAATGAGAGACCCTAATATTTCTTCTAATCCTGATTTGTTTGCAAAAACAATTGGGTCGTCTGCGTTAAGCACGGTAGAGGGCCAAGAAGCATTACGGCGTGTTGCTGAGAACCAAAAAAATAGAGCTGCAACCGAAGAACGGCAACAAGTCTATGAGTACGGGAAAGGATTGAGTAGTCTTCAATCAGGGCTTCTTGGTGCTCCAAAGCAGTTTACACCAAACGACCCGTGGTATGAGCAGTACCAAGAGAAAAGAAGCTCGCTTATGCCTCCAATGGTATCTTCTGAGCCGATGCAAAAACAAGTATTATCCCTTGAGGAAAGGCTGAAAAACATTGACCCTGGAGTTAGAAGGAAAAGGGTTATATTTGATTATGACAGTCTTGCTTCTGCCGTCCCGGGGTTTAACACATTGGGCCAAGAACAGGTTATAAGCCACCTCTCAACACTACGCCCTGAGATGTCAACAGAAGAAATTAAAAAAGTCGGGCCTGTTCAGGCTCACATGTCTAAAGAAGAGTCGTATAAAAGGTCTCTTGAAGAGGGTAGAAACGAGAGGCTTGACACAAAAATCAAAGCTGATAGTTACGAAAAAGCGAAACAGCGTCAGCATGAGAGTGATATTTTATCCAAAGAGCAGTGGCTTGAAAACCTTCTTGCAAAAAGACAGGACATAAAAGATGAAGTAAAACTCAAAGTCGAAACCTTCCAAGAAAATGCTGATAAATACAATGCGCAGGCAAAAGATTTATCAGCAAAGATTGATGATATAATGTTTGCAGGAAACAAAGATGCCGCAAATAAAGAGCTTCAAATACTTAGGGAAAAGGCTCTAAACGAGCTGTCTAAAGCAGGGTTATTACTTGGAGAAACATCGGTGTATATTGGTGATAAAGGTGGAGATGCCGTTGACACACAACCAGCAGTTAATCCAAAAACTCAAAAAACCAATAAGCCAGATACTGCCACCAAAAAGCCAGTGGCCGCACCCAAAAAGGCTCCTGCGGCTACCGGTGATCCTAAACTACCACAAGGTCAGTATTATGGTGAAAGAAGAAACACAAACACCGGCGTTGTCCATAAAGTTATTTTAGATGGAAACGGGAAAGTATTAAAAGTGCTCGGGCCTAAATAAAGAGGGTTTTATGATAAATCAAGATGAGTGGGAAGAAGTCAACCAAAATGATTGGGAAGAAGTACCTTCTCAACCATCTGAAGCGATAAATCAAAACGAGTGGGAAGAAGTAGATCAAAGTGAATGGGAAGAGGTGGCCACTGAAACCCAAAAAATGGAGCCTATTTACGACCCAAATCAAAGAGAACGAGACCAAAGCAGGTATATCTTCCCGAATCCTGCCGTCCCGTTGGACACCGCTTCCAAAAAAACACGGTCTGACCAATGGAACCAAGATATTTCCAATGCGATAGAGAAATCTTCGGGGTCAATACCTATAGAGGGTACACTTGGGAAGGTCGTAGGCCCGGCAGTTGAATCTACAAGGCAGATAATTCGTGGCCCTATTGTAACAATGGCTACTGAAAGAAAAGCATGGATTCAAGATCGTGAGTATGAGCTTTCCGATCTAAACAACCAGATATCAATACTGCAATCAGGTGTTAAGGATGCAAAATCTGCCAAACAGATTAAAAAAATCACAAAACAAGCTGAAAAAGTAAAATCAGATATAGGCAATGTTAAAAACTACATATCAAAACTTGAATCAATATCCGGTTCTGAATATTTAAAGCCTGTTTCATACCCTCAAGCAGAAACACCTGTTGGACAGTTTGGCCAAGCGGTTGTTGGTGGAGCTCCATCACTTGCCGCTTCGGTTGGAGCAAGTGCAATAAACCCAGTATTCGGTATAGCCCTTCTTGGGTCATCTATTGCGGGAGGGTCAATTGAATCAGGAGAAAAAGAAGACAAAGCACAGGGTCGTGAAACGGACAATAAAAAACTTCTTTCATCATCACTTACAAATGCGGCCGTCCAAGCCCCGCTTGAGTACCTTGGAGGTAAACTTGTAGGTTCAGCAGCAGGGATGGTTGGTGCCGGTGCTAAATTAAAAGGTATACTTACAGGAACAATCGGAGAAGGTGTAGAAGAAGCTATTCAGGCCTTTCCTGATGCCATAACAAAAAGGTGGTATGGGGAAGGCGATGAAACCGCTGTAGAATCAACTATTGCAGCAATGACAAATCCTGAAACATATTCCGATGCCGCATATTCTGGGCTTGTCGGCGTAGTGCTTGGAGGTGGCGGTGCAGTTGTTGGCGGTGTTCTTCAAAAACCTGAGAGAAGTAAGCTCCAAAAAAGCATTGTCGATAATTATCAGGTTGACGCAAAAACTGCAAAAGAAATAACAAACCTTGTTTTTGATGATGAAATATGGAATGGCATTCAAAATAAAGCAGAAAGACTCAGCTACTCACTCGGACAACTTAATCTTGAGCCAAAGAGGGTTGACCCTGTAGATACCGAAGTAGCTATTCAAGGTGTGGAGGCGACTGAGGCCGTCCCCGAAGTCCCCGAAGTTACTACTGATACCATCCCAGAAGCAGCAGGAATCAACCAAGACGACTTTGTAGATGTTCCTACTAACCTTGAACCCGATCAAGATGCTGCTGTGGAAGCGGATCAAGAAGCCCTTGACCGGGAAGGTGATATTCTATCAGACCTCTCAAAGGAACTTGGAGCAACAGAAGAATCGGGCATTTTACCCGATTCAGACCTTCCCACAACTACCGAAGTGGCTCCAACTTTTGAAGAATCAACCGATTTACCTGGTGTCCTTCCCGATGCTACAACCGATATAACCACGGAAACCGAAGTTGTACCCGAAATGGGAACTACTGAAACTGTTGCAAATGTCGAGGCAGAAACGAACGCAAGTCTTGAAGAAGAGATTCAGGATGCTATTACCGTCCCGGAAGATGCTCCTGCAAATATCAAACAGAACGCCGAAACAAACAAGGTTTTAATTGATACCTTCAAAGCAAACGAAACACCTGCTACTGATAGTATTGGTGACATGCTTAGGCCAACACGAAAGATTATGCAATACATACCGCAGGAAATTATTGGTATTATTCTTGATGGGGCTACAAAGTTACCGTTAAAAGCAGAATCCATTTACGCATTAAATACGCTTCAAAAAAACAATGTTCCGGCAACAATTGCTAAATACGATTTCAGAAATCTTGGTGGTGCAAATAAGTTTTTTACCGGTGAAATAGAAGATTCTCGTGGAAGAAAATACGATGAAGCATGGTCAAAAGAGTTCACAGAGAAGAATCCTGACCTTCCACCGTTATGGAAAAGTGAAGGCTCCTATGTCAAAGGTCACGATGCTGCAAATGTGGTTTTTGAGAAATTTGCTAAAATTATATCAGAAAAAGACGATGCTGAAAATGGAACACAGTCTTACCGAGAAGGAGGGGATGAATTTTCCACAATATCTCAAATGTCAGTACCTGATCTTAATTCATTCGTGAAAAACGCAAAAGACTCTTATTCTCAGTTTATAAGAGATAACAACCTTGGGAGATTGATTTATCCAAAGCAAGCAAACTTCCCACTCGGGCTTGGTTTTGACTTTGGAGTGACATCGCTTACACCCGGGAATAACTATTTTGACGAATCTGGAGACGCAGATATAATACTTGAAGTGTCCAAAAAGAATGATTTAATGGAGCTTCTTGAAAAAGAGGTTGACGAAGAAGGATATTTGAAGTATGATATTAATAATAAGCGTGAGATTGTCAATCAATCAGATATCATCGAATTACAGCGGTTGTCAGAAGTCGATAAGATTATGGCAGATAACGAGGCGGGGAAAATCTCTGATGCCGAGGCTACTGCAAAAATAAAGGGGTTGAAAAATGAGCTACGAAAAAAGATTCGCAAGGCTGGAGAAAAAAGGAATCTTCCCGATAACGGAGTCGGACAAGAAGAGGTTCCAGGGAATAGAAGAGTCGGAAATATCGACACTGAAAATGAGAGAGTACCTGGAAAAGAAGGGGAAGTCGCTCCTGTAAAACCTCCTGCTGTTAAATCTGAGGCTAAATTCTCAAAAGAAACCGGGTCATTAGACCTTGGCGTTAAAGCAAAAACAAAAGAGCAAATACTTATCGAGCAAGGTCAGAAAGCTCGCAAAGGTGGGAAGGCAGACACATCAGACCTTCCCCTGCTAAACCAAGATGCGGCCACACTAACACTCGCTCAAGAAGACTTATTTAGCTCTAAAGGAACCGTACAACCTGAGTCAGAACCATCCTTAGATAAGCCAACTGTAACTCTTAAAATCGACACAGCAAAGCCTGACAAGGTGCTTTCGGATGAAATCAATAATGCTGAATTATTCGACGGTTCAACCGTCCCATTTGTGGGTGTTACACTATCTAACAACACCGACAAATTTTCCGATGGCGACACCGTTGTAGTGTCTATTACTAACATAAAACGACCGTACATGATTGACGGTGAAAATGATCTTTTTGATCTTGCGCTTCATTGGTGGCCGTACGCAAAACTTGCCTTTGCAAAAACTCTTAATAGTGACAAGCGGGCAGTATTTATGAAGGCAAAAAGCTACGAATCTGAGCCTGTTCATTACTTTCCTTCTTTCGATAAATTCTTTTCTGATTTTATAAAAACAGAAATGCAAAAACTTGGATACGACAGTGCTGTTTCGATTAATGAAAACGGAAATATGTCGGTTGCTGTTTTTGATGAAAAAAGAGTTAAAAAGAGTGAGATTAATTATTCCAAGGGAAACTCTTACGGGGATAAAGCACCGCCTCCTAAAGGTGTTCGCATACCTCCTGCTGCATTACAATTTCTTGACACAGTAAACTCATGGGTAAAATCAACAAAGCCATCCGATTTTACTGATAACGGGGTGGTTGTTTGTGATGGAAATAAAATTATTCTTCATCCTGACCATGCAGCAGAAATCAACTATGAAATTCAGAATCCTTCATCTGAAAAAATAAGACTTCTTGAAGCTACCAAGAAACTTATTAGAGATGTTTATAAGGTCGCCGGTGTAACACCGCAAAGTAATTGGGGTAAAGCAATTGTTAATGCTGGAAAACATAAGGATTTTGAAATCAGCCTAAAGTCAGAAGGCCAAGGTCGAGAGATTGCTATCAAGATTCAAAAAATGGCAGATGGGATTATGGCCGACCCCACAAATAGTGCTTTGGATTACGAACTCCTTGGAAAAGATATCGGAGATTCACTCTTTGTAGACGATATTCTTAGTTTCATGTCAAATTCTGACAAAAAAGCAGACATAGACGCAAGAATATCCGAACTTAAAAAATCCAAAGAAAAAGCAGAACTGTTTGTAAAATACTACGGATCAGCAATTGTTGAGGTTGATGATATTGAAGGTGGCCCAAGCGAGGTGATGGTTGCTTATGGAAATAAAACAATGTCGAAAAGTGAGCTTGAGAGAATCAAGGCAGAGTTCCGTGAGGAAACAATCTCAAAAGGCGATGACCGTCCCGTGCGAGATGAATTTCTTCGGGGTCAAATCTCACTCATTGGTACAAAAGTCAGAAATGCTCAAGACGCAGTTGATGCCCTCACTATTCTACGGGACGGCAAAATAGAACACGCATGGGATGTGTTTATAAAAGACGGTGAAATAATAGCAATCACCCATAATACATCATTCTCCCCAGTGGGAGTAAATGTACCAAATAGAGCGAGTAAGGTAGATTTAAAAGCACGACAGATGGGTGCGGATACGGTTTATACCGTCCACAATCACCCGTCTGGTAATACCAAGCCGTCGGACATGGATAAGGAATCATTTTTAGATGGAGCAGATATTGTTCAAGCTGAAATAATTCTTAATCACACCGGCGCAATGATGCTTCGGAAAGATTATAATGGTGAAGTTACTCAGGAATTTGTTCAATACTCTCAGGAGCAAAAAGACTACAACCTGCATAGCTATTTCTCAAATGGAGAAAAGGTTGATAAAATAAAGAGCCTTATATCACCAGAGGGAAGGCAACAGGTTTCGACCGTCCTATCTCAGATTAATCAGTCTTACGAAAATGGGTATGTAGCTTTTGTCCGTCCCGACAATACCGTAGTCCAACTCTACGCAATGGAACTATTCGACAGAGCAAGCATAAGCCGACAGATTTTCGATAAAAACCAAGACCTGCAAACCGCAGGGGCAATCGTGGTACTTCCGGTAGGGGGAAGGGAATTTGAAACCATCCTTCAGAAACCCGATTCAAACGCTATTTTAACCATCATCGACAATAAGAATATAATCCCTGTCTCCGAGTTCGGAGCTGCTTGGAAAAGCGGAGACGAAGATGTTGAAGGTGTGTTTGAGTATTCCCCTGATGATGAATTTGAATTTCTTCAGTCTGAAATCAAAAGGGATATGCACTTGGCCACAAAACACATGAAGGAAGATATTGCTATTAACGAGCAAATTAAACTTCTTTCTGCATTGGCCGGATCAAGTGACCCCGAAATACTTCTTCGGGAAGCGGCAAAAAGAAATATCGAAGCTCAGAAGTTTGAAAAAGATCTTGCGACAAAACAACTTCAATCCGAGAAGAAAGAAATTATTAAGGAAGCCAACAAAAAAGCATTGAAGGAATTTACAAGGCTTAAACTTCGTGCTGCCGACAATCTTAACTCTGAGCAGAAAACAAAGATATGGGGGATGGTCAAGGCTTACACTCCAATCTCTGAAAAAGCCATTGATGGTCTCACGAAAAAAATATCAAACACGATTGATAAAATATCCTATGATAATCAGAAAAAAGAAGCAGTTACAAGATTACTTGCTTTTAGTAAGGCAAAAACAGTAGAAGGTGTTAAGGTTAATTCAAGAGCAAAGGAAGCTATTAAGAATATCCTGGGGGAATTATACTTCAGGAAGACTACAGATTATAGCCGTATTGAAGCATGGCAAGCAAAGAGTGATTATAATGCCCTCCTCAGCTACATGGATTCAACTCAGTTTATTACTCCAGACATGGAGCGAATGCTTGCTGAGTATAAAATCAAAATGCAACCACTTAAAAACAGTGTTTGGGATATGGGTTTGGACGAACTTGCAGAGATTGAAATTAAAATCCTCGATGCAATCATGGAGCACGACATTAACGCTTCAGGATTAATGCTAAAACTCCGCCAAGAGGTGAATGATAACATCCAAGCAGCAAGTGAAAGCCTTAATATAAGGTTTGAAAAGAATAAGGGAAAGCCTGAGAAAGACCTGCATGATGGGTTTATTGTGGATAACCTCGGGGTGGGGTCTTTAACTACCGACTCACTCACAACAATTCTCTCAAACAACCCAGACTACCAAAAACAAAAAGCAGGATTTGGGTGGGTATTTAATAAACTCCTAAAGGCAGAAAAATCATACCTTGGATTTATGCAATCAGCAAGAGATTATATGCTTTCTAAGGTGAGCTCAAAAGACCTGTCAAAAATGTCGCTTGCTTTTGCTGAAAACAGGAAGACTCAAAAAGCATTTCTTGAGAAGCATGGAACCAATATTACACTTGAAAATGGCGAAACTGTCAAGATGATGCCGGATCACCTTATTGCCATCCATCTTCACAGTCTTAATCCTCACAACCTCGGAGCCATTACCGAGAGTGGTTTTGATTTTGATTATGAGCAAGGAATGGCTTTTGACGAAAAATCTCAATCAGCAAAAGCACGGCACAAACTTTCAATGGATGATGTTATTAGAATATCAGACATAGTTACAAGTGACCCAGTTATGAACTCTGTTGCTGAGGCTATTTTCTACCAAAACAACTTTGTAAATAACTCAGCGATTAATTCAGCATCCAATCAAATTGCTTACAAAGATATTGCCAGGGTGAAGAATTACTTTAAACTTGCAAGAAAAGGCGTTACAAGGGATGTTCTCGGGCAGGACACTACACTTGATGGTCTTATTCAAAATTTTGAGTCGATGTATAATGTCGAATGGGCAGGAAGCCTTAAAGAGAGAGAGTTGTACTCTAAAAATCCAGTAATACTTGAAGGTGCGTTAAAGTCTTATTACGATTCAACTTCACTTGCAGGGGCATACAGTTCTTTTGCGATACCATTCAGACAAGTAACTTCATTTCTTACAAACATACACCTCAAAGCAAAAGCAAAAGCTGCGGGTGTTGATAAGTTCTTTGTTGAGCTTGAAAAAACTATTAATGATATAAAGAGCCCTCAATCAAAAACCACTGGTTCTCTTGAAAATTTTGCTCTAAAAATCATGAATGCTCGTATCACGAAAGTATTCGGTGCAAACCCAATTATTATCGCACGGCAGTTTTTTTCGATCACAAGAGCCTTCCCGGAAATACCTATTACCGACATCCCCATGATGATATCCGCATTCCTTGACTCACTACAATCTGCCACAAAGATTTCCAAGAAGGGTGATATCGCCCTTGAAGAAGTCAAAAAACTTTCATCGGATATTAGATCGAGAATAGAGGGTGGATATGCGCAGGTGGAACTCGGTAGAAAGCCGTATGAAACTGCTGCGAGGGAGTTTTTTGGAGTTGAGAAGACTCTTCCTGATAAGCTTACAGAGGGTATTGCCTGGGGAGATAGAATACCTATTAGGGCAATTTCTAAGTATGTGGTGGATAAAGCTGACCAACTTGGCCTTACCGGTGAAGCACGGAATGAATTTATAATCGACAATGTAGAAAAAATAACTCACCGTTCTCAGCCGATGTATAATATAATCCATCGTTCAAGGGCGGCCCGTGGAAGAAGCCTTACAGAACGACTTATGACTGTTTTCACTTCCGATGCAAACAGAATATGGAACCAGTGGGTTGTTACACGGCACTTGTATAAAAATGCCGAAACTCCTGAAGACAAGGAAAAATACCTTAAAAAAGCAATTAGTGTTTTATTGTGGTCTTATTTTGCTCAGATAGGAGGTATGGTGCTTGTTGATTATTTATCCGACCTTATTTTCAACAGAAAAACCAAAGCAAGATCATGGATCGAAAGAAGCGCAAGGTATGCAATACCGATTTACGGTGGAACTTATGTTGCATCCATGACTGGTCTTATCACAAGAATCTTTCTTAATGATGATGGAGAACTAAAGAGCCCTGAAGATATTAAAAAAACCTTCGGCCCTGAAATGACAAAAACAATTCAGAACGACTTTGACAACATTCTAAGTGGAATAATGGAAGACTTGGGAAGGACAGTAAGAGACGCAGTTGCAATCCCTGAGGGTTGGGCTGATGGAAATTACCGTAAAGTTGCAGATACTTTTGTGAATGTTATTGACCTTGCAGCGTCATGGCCGGGGACTCCTTTGTCTGGCATGCCGGTTAAAAACGCATATCGGTACTCGATGGCAGTTGCGGATAAATTCAGCGATGAGGTTCTTACAGGTAAAAAAGGTGGTGACTTTGTATTTGAGGAGACTGGGATTAAATACTCGCCTTCCCAGGAATTTACCTACGAATCCCAAAAATACAGAATGTCAAACGAATTATTCAGTGACTACCAAAATACCGTTAGATTGGAAATTCTCAGACGGCATAATCTTACAAAGGAAGTATTGGCCAATGTCGAGGAGAGAATAAAAAAATCTTCAGGTAATGAAAAGTTGCAACTTCAGAAAGCGCATAAGGCACTTATTGAAGAAATTAAAACAGAATCAAGGGACACTGCTTTGGCCCTAACAGCCCATCAATACATCAGGAATGATACGCATACCAAAACCCATTACGCAAGGAAAATTGAATAATGATAACAATATTCCCCGGTCACTCCGGTAAAGATTCCGGTGCAATCCAAAATAACACCATAGAGGCATCTATAACCGCTTCGATCGCTAAGACCACTTACGAGATGGTGAGAGCCTGCGGAATCGACTGCGCCTATGTGGATGGAAGTTTTGACGATAGAATAAAGCATTCTCTCGGGTCATCACTTGGAGTTGAGGTTCATTGTGACTCTTTTTCTGATAAAACGAAGGTTGGGTTCCATTGCATATACCATCCTTCTGGTGTCGGAAAAATGGTTGCAGAGGTTATTACTGACTCGCTTATGGAAGTTGGGGTAAGGCCAGCTCGGAATCCCGATCCTCGTACTGACCTGCTTATTCTCAACAAAACTAAATTTCCTGTTATTCTTGTAGAAACCGGATTTCTTTCTAACAAGGAAGAGTGTGAAAGACTAAGATTGCCTTCCTACCAAAACCTTATTGCTCTTGGTATCGCACATGGTATATTATCTGTGTCAAAATAACAGGAGGAATTTATGGAGCCCGTACCGTTCTCTCAGAAAAGGGTCGTTAAAAACAAGTATCTCTCACTCAAGTCAATTTCAAGACAGCTTGATAAGTTAATCGACATTGAAAAAACTTTTATCAAAGTTCTATTCATGGAAGACGAAGATGAAAAATCTTATATTGAACTTTTTCATAAGTTCAATGTTTATTGGATTGCTGCTTGTAAGGGAATTGATGATAAGAATATTCAAGTAAATCCGAACTACTTTTATGAAATGTATAAACCAAGAGTGAAGCCTATTTAAGATGCCGTCCCGAGTCTGGTCTTAATCTCACAAAGTATCTAACCTTGGGGAGGCGGTTTTGGTTTTTCACTGAGAGGTGTGAACCGTAGATTTAGTAGGTTCTCCCTTGCATCCCTCTCCTATTGTGTTCTTCTTCTAAATCTCCTTCTAAATCTCCTTCTACTTCTAAGACGGATAAATTACTGACACTCTCCTGACTTTTTACTGACAAACTTCTGACTTTTGCATTGTAATCACTTGATAATACAGCGAGTTTATTGCAGAAAATTAAAATATTTTCATCTTCATAATTTACAAATATTCTCGACTTTTTGTCAAAATATTCTAAAATTTCTTTCAATTTATTCGCAGAAGTTGATGGAAAAAATGTTTTAAAAACCTTAAAATTTATATTTAAGGTATTTTCAGTAGCATCTTCCTTTGATAAAACCTCTAATGTTCTCCAAAAAACATACGGCCCCGCCGCCTTGAATCTTACCTCTGATTCCATTAAATCAGGGTCTGATGTGGATGTTGACCAGTGCTTAAACCACTTCATTGTGATCCTCCAAATAAGAGGGGTTTTCGTAGGCCGGAAAACAGGTTAAGGATTGACCTGCTAATTCCTACTACTAACCCCATAATTTTTTGACATAATTAATATCCTTAATTTCGAAGTTTACCGACTTTCCGGAATCGGTACTAACAATATATGATTGTTTTTAAAATAAAGCAATAGGTATTTTTTGTTGTAATAGTTTATATTAACCATGAAAGGAGAATTTATGGACAATGGATATGTAGCAATGCAGAAAAGAATTAGAGCGTTAAGAGAACAGGGGAGTGAGAAAAAGACCTTCCCCGGGACGGCCCCTCCACCTCGTCCTACTTTCCACAACCCCACCCTCCTTGGTATCTCTGAAGATATAGGTTTTCAGATATCTGTCATTAATAGTAATGGACTTACTTTAGAGCACACTAAGACTCTTTTAAGAATGATCCACAAGGCAACAAATATTCCTGAAGAAATATTTTATTCTCAAGTGAAGAAAGTTGTTGCGTAACTCTGTTGTAATAGTTATATTAGTAGTGTTGGTTGTGTGTTGGTTGTGATGACCCTCCCCTGTTGAAGGGATTGCACGAAAGTGGGCGGCTTGGAACCGTGAGGGTCTTTTTAAAATTCTACGAAAGGAGTTTTATGGAAGAAAGTGAAGTGATAGTTTTGGATGCTGAGGTAATCCCGGCAGAGGCCCGTGCTGAGTTGGTATCCCTTGAGGCTCCGACGGCGGCGAATATCCAATCTGCATTCGTTTCATATTTCTCAATTATCGAGAAGTACCGGAAACTTGATGAAGCAATTCAGGTTGATAGTGTTGATGATGTCGATGGTATGAAAATGGCTCGGGAAGCCCGCCTTGCCCTTGCGAAGAACCGGACTGCTGCTGATAAGAAGCGGAAGGAATTGAAAGAGGACTCTATTAAGTACGGGAAGGCTGTTCAGGGTGTTTATAACATCATTGAATATGTTTCCTCTCAGGTGGAGCTCTCTCTCGATAAAAAAGAGAAGTTTGCAGAATATGCAGAGAAAAAGCGTATTGAGGAACTTGTTCTTGAGAGAAAAGCTGATATCTACGGTATGGATGGGTATATCCTTCCTTCTGATATGGCTGAAACAGTAATCAAAACATATACCACGGAGCAGTGGCTTTCGTATGTCGAAACTTTGAAGTCGAGGAAGGCCGCAGAAGAAACCAGATTAAAAGCAGAAAGGATTGCAAGTGAGCGTAAAGTTGAAATTGCACAGTATAAAAAATTTCTTACAGCACAGGAAGTGGCAGACATTAACAGTATTGGGTATATGCCTGACGCTGTTTATAGTGCTTTTGTTTCATTCCTCAAAGATCGTGAGCTTGCTTACGAAAAAGAGCGGGAAGATCTTCGTGTAAAAAACGAGGAAGCACGGAAGATTGCTGAGGCGACTGCTGAAAAAGCAAAGAAGGAAGCTGAGGAAATAAGGAAAAAAGCAGAAGCCGATGCTTTGAAGGCTAAGAAAGCAAAAGAGGCCGCAGATGCGAAGGCAAAGGCAGAAGCCGATGAAATGCGAAAGAAGTTTGAGGAAGAACGCCGCGTTGCAGATGAAAAAGCAAATAAGGAAGCTGAGGATGCAAGAAAGAAACTTGAGGAAGCTCAGAAAAAAGCCGCTGAGGAATCTGAAAAAGCAAAGGTTGCAGCAGAGAATAGTCGGAAGGCTCTTGAAGATGAAGCGAAGAAAAGAGTATCTGACAGCGCAGGGAAGGTTATTATCGACAAGGCCACTTTTGTTGAGGTTGTTTCGGACTTTCTTTACAGCGAAGCCGGTATTAACAAGTTGCTCGGAATAGACCTTGCGAATAATCTTCTTTCAAAGTTGGAGGCAAAATGATTCACGAACCTGGAATTTATGAAGGAATGAGCGAAGAAGAATACTTTGCAGATGACTCCTTCTCGAAGTCGCAGGTCACAGCCTGTTTAAAAAGCGGCAAGCACCTTGTTTCTTACAAGCAAAATGGTATCTCAGGGAAGGCACTTGAAACCGGTAAACTTGTGGATACCCTTCTTCTTACACCTGAAGAGTATACCACAAGGTTTATCATGGCTCCTGAGACATACGAGAATACTAAGGGAGAGATCAAACCTTGGGATTACCGTTCGCCAGTCTGCCAAGAGTGGAAGGCCCGTGCATCCTCTTCCGGCCGTGTTGTGATAACTTATGAAGACAAGCATAATGCAGACCGAATCTGTGAATCTGTTAAGTCTTATAAAACTGCTTGCGAGTTGCTTGATGGAGTTTCGCAGGTTTCGATGTTTTGGGTTGATGCTGAGACGGGGGTTCCGTGTAAGGGGAGGTTGGATATACTCAGACCAGGGACGGCCATCACCGATCTTAAAACATCTTCCCGTGATGTAGATTTAAAATCCTTTCAAAAGGATATGTACAATTTCAAATACCATGTTCAGGCTTTCGCTTATACGGAGGGGTATGAGATACTTACAGGAGAAAAGGTTGGATTCGACTTTGTGGCTGTTGAAACGGCAGAACCTTTCGGTGTTGGGTGTTACTCAATTCGTGAAGACTCACTTCTTCTTGGTGAGATGGAATGGCGCAAGGCACTTCGCCGGTATGCTGAATACCTCGAAAAAGGCTTTGATGGATATCCTGATGTACTTCAGCTTATAGATGTTCCTGCGTGGGCCTTGAAGCCAATTTTTGACGGTGATCCTGACGACCTCATTCTTTAAGGAGAGAAAATGAATCTTGTAGAAAAAATTACCGAAATTCGGAAGAAGGTCGGGACAATCGAGAAAAGCACGGAAGGGTTTAAGTTTAAGTATGCGACCCTCCCGGATGTTGTCGCTCAGTTGGACGCTGCGCTTTCAGGCACCGATGTTATCTACGAACAATCAGTAGACTCTGATGAAAAAGGTGTTCTTGTGACAACGACAATTTGGTATGCAGGAGAAGAGGCTACCTCAAGACTGTATCTTCCATGGGATAAAGTGGAGCTCCCAGGTATGACCCCTGTCCAATCAATGGGTGGTGTTATTACCTATCTTCGTAGATATTCTCTTGTTGGTGCATTCAATTTAATGTCTGAAGAAGATGCTGATCAGAAATCAGCAGAGCGTGAGAAGAAGGTTGCCGAAAAGAAACCTCTTTCGGAAGAAGAAAAACAGGCAATAAAAGACCTGTTGACAGAAACAGAAACCGATCACAAGACTTTCCTTGAGTATTATCAGAAAAGTTCTTTGGATGATTTTTCTTCGGCAGAATTTCGTAGTATACTTTCGGTATTGAATAATAAAAAAATCAAAATGGGGAAGGGGAAAAAGTAACATGGCAATGATAATTGGCGCAAGCATTGATGTTGACAAGTTGTCGGCAGCAATCAAAGCGGGCAAGGGTGTGTCCCTTAGTAAAAGCAACAAGCGGTATCTCGCTCTTAGCATCATGGTGAATGATGTCAAGGATGAGTACAACAACGACTGCAATGTGTCAATCGGTCAATCGAAAGAAGAGCGTGAGGCAAAGGTCAACAAAGAGTTTGTTGGCAATGGAAAGATTTTTTGGCAGGGAACTCGTGGTGGAAATAAACCTGCCGCAAACAATACACCGGCAAGTCCTCCACCTGTGAACAATGGTACTTATGATGACTCGCTCCCATTTTAACCTATAAGGAAAAACAATGGACAGAAAAGAAGCAAAAAACAAAGTTGACAAATACGGACGGACGAAGTTCTGCATGGAGAATAATATCCAATATGTACAACTGACTCAATGGCTCTCAGGACAAAGAGACTTTTCACCTGAACGGATGAAGGCGGTTGAAGATGCAATCAACAAGCTCCCAGTCGAGTGAGATTCTTGCATACCTAAAAGGTGGGAATACAATTACCCCTCTTGAGGCTTTGAATAAGTTTGGATGCCTAAGACTTGCTGCAAGGATTTCAGACCTGAAGAAAGGCCATCCCATAAGTGGGCGAATGGTCACAAGAAACGGAAAAACTTTCAAGGAGTATTATCTTGACAATTGAAGAATTTGACAAGAATATCGAAGAGTGGGGAAGGGCAAAGGGTCTTATTCCTGAAGATGGAATATCGCTACTTGCAACCAAGGCTCAGTATTTAAAAGTTGCAGAAGAAGCTGGCGAATTGTATGAAGCCGATTCATTCTGCGAAGTTGCTCCTCTTGTAGGCCTTGATAGTTTGATGGATGCAATAGGGGATACCGCTGTTACTTTGTGTCTTCTTTGCAAACAATGCGGGATTGACTTTTTAAGTGTCTATCGGGATTCAAAAATGCTTGCACGGAAAGCCTTTATTCACGACATTCTGTCTATTGCGGGAAGGCTTGCAAGGGGTGTTCTCCCTACTCTTGAAATTACTCATTCGCTATCATCCCTTGAATCTATTGCAAGAAAGCATGAAGTAATATTTATGGAATGCTGTGATATGGCTTGGAATGTTATTCGTGAGCGTACCGGAAAAACTATTAATGGTGTTTTTATAAAAGACTAAAACCTGGGGTGTTCGTCCAATTGGTCAGGACAGCAGACTTTGAATCTGCTAATGGTGGTTCGATTCCATCACGCCCTGTTTAAAGAAAGGATTCGTATGAAAGAGATTTTTGGGTTTAAGCAGTCGGCATTGGTACGGGAAGGCATAGAGCTTTTCCCCGCATTCATTCTCCGGTGGATTATAGACAAAGGACGCAAAGGGTTCTATGTCGATGCACTTTTCAAAGACCTTCCCATACTCAAGGAAGACTTTCAAATGATCATGCTTATCCTTGCTGAGTTTGAGGGAAAGGAATGGATCGAATATGTGGTCAATCAGGAAGACTGGTTTGTGACTATCAATAAATTTGAGTGTCCACTATATTCTAATAGGGAAGAAGATTGGTTGTGGTTTTGGGAGACATATTCGCATAAGACCGGGACGGCCCCTTCTAAAAAGAAGTTCATGTCCCTTCCACAGTCTGATGTAGACAAAATTATTTCTACTCTCGGTGGTTATATCCAATCTACTCTCGGCCCAAAAGAGAAAGAGGTTACCGGCAATTGGAAGCCACGAAGGAAAAACCCTCTCACATACCTGAATCAAAGAATTTGGGATGACGATGTTGTTACTGAAGAAAGTGAATACGAGAAGATGAAGCGACAGGCCGTGTAGATACACCCCGTCCTCTGTGTAAGTTCCTCGTATGACAGGTATCACGGGGAAGGCAGTCTCGCTTAATTAGCAGGAGTGCAGAGCAACTTTGAGAGAAGTACAATCAAAGGGTTGCCCGGCGGGTGGAAGGCCCGCACATTAAACAATCAACCAACAAAGACGATATAATATGTCAATTGAATCACAAATACTTGGTGCTGTACTATCAGACTCTACAGGTGCTCTTTGCAGACTGCTTGTCGAGAAGACTGTTGAATCAGATTATACTGATGGACTTGATGTTTTTAAGTGCATAAAAGGATTGGTAAGCGGAAAGTCAGCTGTAACATGGGGAATTGTTAAGCACGACCTTCCACACCATGCTGCATATCTTGAATCTATTAGAAATTTAAGTTGCGACTTTGAACCTGGTGTAGAGCGGTTAAAGACCTATGCAAAAATACGCAATCTTCGTGAGTCTTCTAACATTCTTAATCGTAAAGAGCCGACATATAACGATTATGTCAAGTTGTTGAGCGAGTATGAAAAAACCATTACAGAGATTTTCAAGCAGGGGTATGCTTCCGATAGAACCTTTAGATTGCAAGACGGATTAAGTAGTTATTATGACAAACTTGCAAAGCAGATACAGGAAAATAAAAAAGGCGGTATCCCTACTGGTTTTCCTCGGCTTGATGAAATATCCGGTGGTTTAAGGGGTGGTGAGACATGGGTTATTGCAGGGAGGCCAAGTATGGGAAAAAGCTCTAAAGCTCTTACGATGTATACTTGGCAGGTAATAAATGGATATCGACCTGCTTATTACTCTGGGGAAGTGTCCTTTATGGAGGTTTACAACAAGGTGTTTTCAATTATGTCTGACATAATGGGAAAGCCAATTCCTTACCAAGCATTGCGCAACCCTTACGGCCAAAAAGCAATACTTGAAAAACTTCTTGAGCTTACACCTATTATACAAAATGGATTTGGGAATCTTTCTGTAGACTACACATTTACATTCTCAGGTATATGTACATCTATCCGTGAGCTTGCAAGAAAAAACATGATTGATGTGGCGTATATTGACCAATTAACATTACTTGTTAAAGACCAGAGATACGCCAAAGAAGAGCTTAATCAATATTCAAGAGATTTTAAAAAGCTTGCAGAAGAGATACAGATACCAATAGTTGAATTAACGCAATTATCAAGGGAGGCTGAGGCAAAGGGTATACCCAATCTTAGTCACCTTAAAGGTTCAGGTGGAATAGAAGAAAATGCTGATGTGGTTTTATTTCCTTGGAGGCAATGTATTGTTGACAGGAACGCACCAAAAGAAGAGGCAATGCTTATAATTGGGAAGGCAAGGAATTTTGACGGTGAACCAATTATGTATAACTTTTCAACGGTAACAACAAGATTCAAAGAGAGTTCAAATGCAAAGAGTTTTTGATAAGACGGCCCTCCCACCTCTCAGTGATATCGCAGAACGATACGGCTTAGTAGTAAAAAACAATCGCTGCTGCTGTCCTTTCCATGAGAGCAAAGACAACCGGAGTATGCTTATCTACCATGATGGGTATACCTGTTTTAAATGCGGAACCGGGGATCAGATAGACTTTGTTCAAAGGATGCACGGAATTACTTTTAAGGAAACAATCGAGAAACTTACTAATGATTTTCTTGGTGGTGTTTCAAGAAGTATTCCCGTGACCGTCCACAATGACAAGAAGCATTCCAAGGAAGCGAGCAAAGAGTTTAGGACTGGGCTACTCATTACACTTTCGATCCTGCTGCTGAGGGCTGATAGCATGGGTGTGAGCGGGGCAAGTCAGGCAATTGCGGGAAGGCCATTTTTCAGTAACCTATTACGATATAAATCAGAACTTGAATTTGTATATGAATCACTTACTTCACAGAGAGAGATCACTTTTGAAGATGAAGAAAATATTCTAAAATTAATCGACAAAGTATTGACTAAATCTTGACACATTTGTATATTACTACTATAACCAAGGGGGACAAGGTGTTCAAGATAGAACGAAGATGCAAAAAGTGTGGGGACTATAGACCGCATTGGATGTTCTATAAAGAGTCTTCTAATATCTGCAGGGAGTGTCAGATTAAAGATGCTATGCTGAGGAAGGCAGGAAAGAAAGCCCCTCCCGCAGTAAGGTTATGCAAAGAGCACCGGCAGAGCATAGTAGGTCGGCAAAAGAAGTGTCCGATATGCTCTTACCTTGGACGGCAGAAGACGATTAAGAACGCAAACGAAAAGAAGATTGGAAACAAAAAACTGATCCAATATTACAAAGATTGGAGGCTTTCAAAACTTGAAAAAGTTCCTGTAGTGTGTTCTGATTGCCCTTCTTTTGTGAATTTTTCACCGCTTGATGAAGGGTATTTTCAATGTGAAATGAATTGGTTCCCGGAAGAGTGTGAAGTGGGAAGGTATAACTTTTAAGGAGTATTTATGGTTGAAATAGTTATCAAAGAGGTTGCCACTTTACTTGTGTGGTTGTGGTCGAATGTCCACATTATCCCTATTGCGCTGTTTATAACATGGGTATCAGCTGTTGGTGTAAGGTGGGCGAAATGAAAAAGTATTACCGGGGCCGGACATATAGGTCACTTGAAGAACTCATGATTGATATTGCCAACAAGAAAAATATTTACCATCACCACAAAGTCCTTTCCTTTGGATGGTATCAGAACTGGACTATTAGATTTCTAATGGGTGCATGGAGTGAGTTTTCAATATGCGAAGATGTTTCAAAGCCTCTTCCTTATAAGCAGATGGAGCTTGAAATATGAAGGCGATCATGTTAAAGTCTCAGGGTATGCTATTACGCCTTCCAGGTGATGATAATTTTTCAGAACTTCCAGACGGTGAATACGATGTCGAGATAAAGCGTCCACGCAATGCAAAGTTTCATCGTAAATTCTTTGCTTTCCTAAACCTTGTGTTTTCCAATCAGGATAAGTACGATAACATTGATGACCTTCGGTGGGAGCTTTTGCTTCGGTGTGGATATTACCATGCTCACGCCACTTTGAATGGTGAAATGTTATATTTTCCTAAAAGCATTGCCTTTGACAAGATGGATGAAGTTGAGTTTGAGGCTTTATACAAGAAGATTACAGATGTTGTTTTCAAATACTTCATAAACGGGACGGCAGAAGATGAACAAAAATTCCTTAACCAGGTGGCGACTTTCCTATGACAGAGTGTGACAGAAAATGTCCTTTCACAAAACGAAATACCTGTTGCAAGTTTTGCGCAGAGCAGTTTTGTACAAAGAAATGCAGATTAGTAAACAGAGAAGATTGTAGTCATAAAGTAATTTACCCGGCAAACGAAAACTAAATTGGTAGCGTTGAGTTTAGTTTTTTTCAGTCGTTGCCCCGAGCGAGCCGGATCGGGGTTTTTATTGTGAAATGTGAAAATAGTTTCTGCAACATACTATTTATCAAGTTGTTAAATGGTGCAGTTGCGTCTATGTGAGAGTTGTAGGCAATAAACCGCGCTGAGCATTATAGTTCGGCGCATAAGAAGGGGGTTGTATGTTGCGTAGACTTAAAAACTGGTGTGCCCAAGAACGTGTTGGTCGTGTCGAAGAAGGCACATCTCAGGATATGTGCCCAACCAATGGTGATGCACTAATACTTTTTTGCGTCATGAGTATGGTTGGCTGCTGTGTGGAGTTGGTTGTTTTGTTGAACTAAATGCGCCGAAAGAGTAATATGGATGTGCGGTTTACAGCCTACAACAGGCCAAGTGCAAAACGTGAGTACACGCATCGCACATTGGCCGTCCCGTTAGGCGAAATACCGGGGCAACCAATTTATAGGCGCGCCCCAAAACCAAGAAGGAGAAAGACATGGAAAAGCAAAGAGTTCTTGAAATTGGATCACGTAGATACACCGAAGTTCAGGTGTTTGATACTCCGGGTGCAGGTGGTGCATGTCATGAGTATCGTGTATGCAATGTATCTCCACATCCAAAGTTAGGAGTATACGAACAAATTGACTTTGCAAAAGTATCGTTTCAAAATGGCCCAATCAAAGAATCGGGTGTCAATGGGTGCCACAACGAGGATTTGATTGCAATTGTAATCGACAGGCTTCAGTGTTTTCAGGTCGGCGATTTTGCTTGCAGAGAAAACGCGATTGCTCTCACTAAGCTCGAAGAGGCTTTGCACTGGCTCAACCACAGAACTCAGGCTCGTATCAACCGTGGAGTCGAAGGAACTAATCAGAAATAAGA